TCCTGGCCGCACTGGTGCTCATAAAAGGTACACAACGACCACCAGTCAATCATCGGCAGTAGGTATTTGCCCTGGTCAGACCGCGTTACATCACATCGCGGCCGACGTTGTGCCTGCCATGAACAGCTATGAACTGCCGACGCTGATGAAGCTCCCCGAGGTGGCGTTGCTGCTGCGGATTTCCGCACGAACAATGCGCCGCTACATCGCCGAAGGCACCATTCCCCCGCATCTGTACTCCCGCACCGGCGGTAAGCCGAAAGGCTCATTCCGCTTCACCCAGGACCAGGTCCGCATCATCTCCGAGCACCTGTGGTCCACGCCGGAGCCCGCACCGGCACTGCCGGACCCGGCGCCCGCCCGGACGGGCATGGTGCCCTACCGGCCGCGTCGGCGGGTCGGCTGATGTCCGCGCCACGCAACAGTCCCGGCCGCCGGTTCAACTCCGAGGATTTCTTCGCCCCCACCGGCGAAGCCGACGAGGACTTCGAGGAACTGACGCAGGCGCAGGAAGCGGCCGAGCTGACCTTCCGGATCGAGCTGACGATCGCCGCCTCGCCGGCAACACTGCCGGCGATCTCCACGGAGGTGGCGGCGACGATCGCCTCCATCCTCTATCTCCACGGGAAAGACAGATGATGAGCGACTTTCGCAACATGATGGTCGGCAAGGAACGCGCCGACATCGACGACGCCCACACCGACCGCATGTACAACCTGGCCTTCGAGCGGTACAAGGCGTTCAACGCGTTCCTGAGCGTGCTTCTGGGCCTGTCCGTGATTCTCGGATTCGCCGCGCTGTTCGCCGTCACCGCGCTGGTTGTTTGGCTCTGGCGCGTGGTGTTGTAGCCGCCCCGCGTGCGCCTATCTCCCCGTTCCGTATTGGAGGGGGGATAGTTGCATTTCGGGAGGCCACAGTGGACGACGACGCGCGCCGGGTTCTGAAGGTTCCCGGCCTGCTCTCCGACGAGGCGATCGAAGGCGAGATCAAGGCGCACGCGGCGCTGCTCGACGCGGAACGCTACAACTGGGGGCGCTACGCCCGACCCTCGCAGGTGGAGCCCGAGGACTACCGCATCTGGGTGATCCTCGCCGGACGCGGATTCGGTAAGACCCGCACCGGGGCGGAGACCCTGCGCAAGTGGGCCACCCAGGCGCCCGGCCACTACGCGATCATCGCCAAGTCCAACCGTGAAGTGCTCAACGTCTGCTTCGAGGCACCCCGCGCCGGCCTGCTCGCCGTCCTGCCGGACAACGAGATCCGCAACTTCCGTCGCGGCACCGGTCTGATTTCGATGACCATGTCCAACGGCTCCGTCATTCGGGGATTTTCCTCGGAGGCGCCCGACGCGCTGCGCGGCTACGCCTTCGACGGGGTCTGGTGCGACGAGTTCGGCGCCTGGCAGTCGTCCACCGCGCAGGCGTGTTTCGACATGCTGTGGTTCACGATGCGCGAGGCCGCCGTTCCCCGGATGGTCATCACCACCACGCCCCGCAACGTGATCCACGTTCGGAATCTGATGAACCGGGCACACTCCGACGGGGGCGTCATCATCACCCGTGGCTCCACGTCGGAGAACGCCGCGAACCTCTCCGAGGCCGCCCTGGCGGAGCTGCACAGCCGCTACGGCGGCACCCGCCTGGGTCGCCAGGAGCTGGACGGCGAACTGCTGCTCGACATCGACGGTGCCCTCTTCAACTACTCGTGGATCGAACACGCTCGGGTGGAGGTGCCGCCGCAGCTGCTGCGCACCGTCGTCGCCGTCGACCCGGCCGGTACAGCGTCGAAAACCTCCGACGAGACCGGCATCATCGTCGTCGGTGCCGGCGTGGACGGGCACGACTACGTCCTGGCCGACCTGTCCGCGAAACTCGCCGGTGCGGCGGCGGCGCACGCCGTGTGGCGAACCTTCATCGCCTACCAGGCCGACGAGGTCGTCATCGAGGGCACGAACCTGTGGATGCTCGACGTGCTCCAGGACGCCTACACCGAGGCGGCCGACGGGGAGATGCTGCCGGTGGGAATCGCCCCGGTTGTCACCGTCGGGACGTACAACCGGGCGAAGGCGGTCCGGGCCGAGCCGGTCGCGGCCCGCTACGAGCAGGGGCGGGTACACCACGTCGGGGAGTTCCCGATCCTGGAGGAACAGCTGTGCGCCTGGGCGCCCGGCGCGCGGGATTCCCCAGACCGTCTCGACGCTCTGGTCCACGGCGTCACCCGGCTACGTCAGCGCCTGGGCTACGGTGCCACGATCACGTACCCGCCGAGGGGGCGCCGCGCGATGCCGCGTCCGCCGGTCACAGTGTCAGCGCCGCGCGGCGGCCTGCTGCTTCCGTATTCGCCACTACGGGATTCCGCATTCTCGCAACCCCGTGGCCCGCGAACCGGGATTGCGGCGCCCTGACGTGAACCGCCCCGCCCGGCTGGATATCAGTCCAGTGGGCGGGGCGGGTGGTCCAGCAGCCTGACCAGGGTGGCGCGGACGCTACCCGAGCTGGCGACTTTCTCGGTGATCTCGCAAGGTAGCTCAGACTCTACCTTTGTCGCGAACAATCACCGGCGGACATACCGTGGACTGGAGTTCCACGGCGCGGTCTACCCGGAAAGGCTGCTGAACCACAACCAAAAGTAGAGCGTCAGCGAGCCGAGGAACAGCAACGCGCCGATCGCCAACATCAGCTCGTAACGACCGAAACGCCGATTCACTCGGGGGATGCTACGCCGACGCCTCGGTGGCGCCTTCCCGCGCGGCCTGCTTCGATGCGGCCACCACCTCGTCGTAGGTGAGACCGACGCTCTCCCCGACGGCTTCGACGACAGCGTCGGCGACGGTCTGGGCGATGTCGTCGACCTGGTCGTCGGAGAGGGTGATCGCACCCGGTACCGGGCCGAAGTTTTCCGCCGTCCAGCCGAGCCGAATCCAGCCGTCGGCGGACCACTCCGCCGGGTTCGCGTTGTCCGGTGCCCGTTGGATGCTGTAGGCGCCCTGGCCGGCGAGGTATTTGATGTCGTTCAACGATTCGTCGGCGACCGGGTTGGATTGGAAGCCGATGCACAGGTACGTCTGTCCCGTGATCGGGTCGAGCGCGAGCATGCCCATGTCTTCCTCTTTCACTGCGGGCGTTGAAGGCTTCGCACCGATGAGTGCGGCGAAGTCCGCCTCGGTGCCTTTGAATGCGTTGGCGTCGACGCCGTAGACGCCGCCGAAGCTGGCGTTGTCGCTGTACTGCCAGAAGGTGGGGGTCTGGCCGCTGTAGGACGCCCAGCCGGGGCCGGAATCGCCACCGGAGTGGTTGTAGGAGACGTCGTACGGTTCCGATGGGCAGCCGTTGCCCTGCCAGGTGGGGTAGTTGGCGTTCCACAACCGCACCGGCGAGTTGTTCACCTCGTTGCCGTACTGGCCCTTGGAGGCGTACAGGAACACGGTCTGGCTGCCGGTGTTGTCGAGCAGCCACTGCGCGAACTGGACGCCGAGGCTGCCGGGAACGGCGTCGTAGGACCATTTTTCGAGGTCGACCTGGAAGATGAACGCCGGGTCGGCACGCCAGTCGTAGTGACGGGAAATCGCGTTGAGGAAGTAGTTCCCTTGGGAGTCGATCGAGGGTGAGGACCGCACGACGTGGTAGGAGCCGACCCACAGCTCGGCGTTTTTCGCCCAGTTGATGGCGGAACCGAAGTCGTCGTCGGTCATCGAGGTGCCCTCGGACGCCTTGTGGGTGAACCAGACGCAGCCGGCCGCCTTCGCTGAGCGCAGCCCGTCCTGGCTCAACGACTGGTAGTGGGATGCGTCGATGCCAAAGCAGTTGGCCATCTCAGTCACTGATCCGGAAGTAGGTGGTGAACGCGGCCCCGTTGGTCGCGTTGCTACCGGTGAAGTTGTTGATCGAAACGCCGTAGCTGGCGTCCTGGAGGCGCGGAATCGATTCAACGAAGTTGAGGTCCACCCACGAGGCGCCGTAGGTGTTGGTGATCGAGTCGTAGGAGAAGTTGCCGTTTTCGGTGAACGTCGCCTGGAGGTAGCCGCCGCTGGTTGTGCTGGCGGCGTTGAGGTTGAACCGGATGCGGGTCACCTGGATGTAGGTCGAGCTGCGGTGGCAGATCAGGTGGGTGTTGGGGTTGGCGACGGTGAACGCCGCCTGGCTGTAGCCGCCGTCCGTGGTCCACGGGAGCAGCACGCTGGTGGTGCCGTTGCTGATGGCCGCCGGCCGCGAGGCGAACTTGTTCCAGATGAGGCCGTGCCAGTTGACGGAGAATGGGCTGGCGACGGTGCCCACTCCGGTGACGTCGATTTCAGCCGGGCCGGGAGTGATAGCGACGGGCGGGAATGGCGGGTCGACGTCCGGCGGCAACGGCGCGACAGGGGTGTTGATGAGCGCCATGAACTGGTCCACGGTGCCCCGGAAGGCGCTGGCATCCAGGCCGTTCAACGAGCCGAAGGTGGCGTTGTCGCTGTACTGCCAGAACACCGGCATCTGATTGGAGTAGGTGATCCAGCCGGGACCCGCGTCGGCACCGGAGTGCGCGTACGACGCGGTGTAGGACTCCGACGGGCATGAACCGGCGGACGAGTTGTACGTCGGATAGTTGGCGTTCCACAGTTTCACCGGGGCGCCGATGAGGGTGTTTCCGTATTCGCCTTTAGATGCGTACAGGAACACGGCTTTGCGGCCGGTGTTGTCGAGCAGCCACTGGGCGAGCTGGATGCCCATGGTGGCGGGAACTGCGTCGTAGGACCATTTTTCGAGGTCGACTTGGAAGATGAAGTTCGGGTCGGCCTGCCAGTTGTAGCCGGCGTTGGTGATGGCGTTGAGGAAGTACGCGCCCTGAGTGGCAACCGACGGGCTGGAGCGGACCACGTGGTAGGCGCCGACAACGAAGCCGGCGTTGCGTGCCCACGCGATGGCGGTCGCGAAGTTCGGGTCGAGGAAGTTGTTGCCCTCGGATGCCTTGTGGGTGAACCAGGTCGCACCGGCGGCCTTCGCCGAGTTGAGGCCGGCCTGGCTCAACGTGTTGTAGTGGGAGGCGTCGATCCCGAAGCAGTTGGCCATCAGTCACTGATCCGGAAGAACGTCATCGACGCGGCGCCGTTTACGCCGCCGGAGCCGGTGTTGTTGTACACGGACAGGTGGTAGGTCTGGGCATTGACCATCTGGACCGACTCGGTGACGTTGATGTCGACCCAGGAACCGCCGTACGTGTTGAGGATCGTGTCGAACGCCATCGCCGAGGTGGTGATGTCGGTGAGGGTGGCCTGGAAGTAGCCGCCGCTGGTGGTGCTCGCGGTGTTGCTGAGGAAGAACCGCAGCCGCATCAGGAAGATGTAGGCGCCGGACCGTTGGCACAGCAGCGTCGGGCTGGGGCTGGCGCCGGAGATGATGATGACGTTGCCCTGCCCGCCGGCCACCGGCGACCAGGGCACCAGGAAGTTATTGACGGCGTTGGCGATGGTCATGTTGGTGGCCGAGAACTTGTTCCAGGGAAGTCCTGCCCACCTAACCGTTAAAGGGCTGGCGGCGGTGCCCAACCCCGAAACGTTCACCTCCGGGGCGACCGAGGCAATGGAGATGCCGTTCCAGTTGACGTGCAACGGATTCCCGGCGGTGCCATCCCCGGAGAGTTGTACCCCGGTGTCCGGGACGTTGTTGAGTTGCGCCCCGAGCCAGGTGGCGAGGATCGGGTCGCCGGAGATGCCGGTGCCGGCCAGGGACACCGAGTCGGTGTTGCCGACGTGACTGGCCCCGGCGGTGACGCCGGGTACCAGCAGCCCGCCGTCGGTTCCAGTGGTGAGAACCTGCCCGGAGTCGGTGGAGACTTTCACCGACAGTCGTCCGGCATTGACCTCCATCGGCTCATCGGCGCGGCCGTCGATGCAGGCCATGGTGGCGTCGCAGTCGGGTACCGCCTTGAGCAGCCAGGGCGAGTCGACCGAACCGTTGCCGGTGAGGTTGAGTGAAGCGTCGACCGACAGTACGCAGGCGCAGGCGCCGTCGCATCCGCAGCGTGCCATGGGCGTTTCCCCTTTCTAGATGACCGCGAAACCGTGTGCGGTGACGCGGTAGTGGCAGCGCTGCAAGGCACCGCCGGCTCCGGCGTTGCCGATCATCTGGGCGCCGAAGTTGACGGTCACCGACGTCTGCGGTTCCATCCGCGCATCGGTGACGGCGAGGTGCACGGCGGTGGTGAAGTCGAAGGTCGGGGGTGCCCCGGCGGTGGCGCCGGGCCAGTAGTTGCCGGCCCCGACGGTCACGTACTGGGTGACGGGGCTGCCGACACTCGCACCGACTTCGAACCACATGGTGCCGTTGGCGTTGATGGACGCCACGCCGATCCAGGCGCAGGAGACGTGCACCTGCATCGCCCAGCATTCGGGGTTGGTGATGGTGACTGCCTGGCTGGGGAACAGCACGTGCGCGCCGTTGGCGACGGTGGCGGTGGAGTAGTTGATGAACTCGTTTTCGTACGTCAGTGACACCTGGTCCGGCGTCCAGACACCACCGTTGGGGTCGGTGTAGAGGCCGTTACCGACGGACAGGGCGCACGGTGACGTCTTCGCCTTCGACCGTTCCCCGGCGAGGATCAGGTTGCCGTTGTCGTCGGTGGAGAACGCCGGCCCGGTGCAGATGGCGACCATGGATTGAACTCCTTTCAGGTGGTGCTGAAGTCGGCCAGGACGATGGCGCTCTGGTCTGAGTTGCGGACCGCGATGATGCGGTTCCCGCCGTCGGTGGTGATGGTGTAGCCGCCAACGACGATGCGTTGACCAAGGCCGGTTGTTTTGCGTTCCAGTTCGGCGATTCGCCGCTCGTAGTTCGCCAGAAGTGTTGCCAGGGCCTGGGAATCCGGCACGGAGGCGAGAAAACTGGGTGATGGCATGATGTTTCAGCTCCCCTGCACGGCGGTGCGCGAAGACCCGCGAAACGGGTCGAGGGTGACGGCGACGGTTTCGAGCTGCCCGTTCCAGGAGACGTCGAGACTGGTGAGCCGCATCGGCTGCGCGATTTCGCGGCAGAACGAGGTCAGTGACACGTCGATGCGGGCACCGCAGATCAGGGACTCCATCGTCACCGGCGCCGAATCGGTGAGGCTGGCGCCGGAGGGGACCTGGATGACGAGTGGCTGCGGGTAGGAGACGTCCAGTTCGGAGCGGGCGTTGTAGATCGCCTCGGCGTCGGAGTTGATGGATTCGGCGGTGACCATCCGCTCAACCAGGCCGTAGAAGGTGTCCACACCGCCGACGCACTGGTTGTTGGCCCCCTCGGAACCGTTGGCGCAGAACCGGGTGGCGAGTTGGGTGCCGTCCTGGATGAGTTGCAGGTTCGTCAGGAAGGATCGGTCGGACAGGGCCAGGCGGGGCATCAGTACGGACAGGTCGCCGCCGAGCAGGATGCGCCGCCCGACGGTGGTGTAGTCCAGATCCTGCTTGGCGAGGGTGTCCAGGGCGTTGAACCAGGTGGTGGTGTAGGCGTTGGTTGCCGAGCCGTTCATGATGCGGCCGGTTGGCAGGGCGACGATGTGGTCCAGGACGTTCGGGTCGTCCTGCGCGAACGCCTGCGAGATGTAGAACATCGCCATGTCGGTCTGGTCGACGCCGCTGTTGTTGAAGTCGAAGGCGATGTGGTTGATCCGTACCGACATCCAGGCGACAACGTCGGCGGCCTGGATGGTGACGACGTTGTTGTCCTCGGTGATGATTTGCACCGGCCCCTGCCAGACCAGGTCGTTGTCGCGGTACAGGGCCAGTTCGTGACTCCACGGCTGGGTGGTGCCGATTTCGGCGCAGCAGTCGGCGCTGGAGGACATCTTCACCACCGACACTGACGCGGTGGAAACCCCGTCGAGTTTGCGGGTCCAGGACAGGGCGGTGACCCCACGTAGGGTGAAGGTGGGCCGGCCGCCACCACGGAAGAAGATGACGGCGTTGTACTCGCCGGGGCAGCCCAACGTCGCGCTCATCCGGTCACCTCGGTGATGGTGATCGTGACCTCGCCCGGCGGGCCGTATCCGTGGCTGCGTTGCGTGACCCGCTCGCCGCCGCACAGTTCAACTCCGACGAGGTACTGCGACGAGTCGTTGGGGAGCAGGCCGTAGTCGCCGACGATGCCGTCGATGAGGGCTTTCGCGGTACCGAAGTAGTTGTGGTCGTCGCGGCGGCGCGCGTCGGGGAAATGCAGGGTGATCCGGATGCGTGCCCGTTGCAGTTTCGGGAGCCGGTTGGCGCGGGCATGCAGCGCCCCGGCGTCACGCCAGCTGCGGGTGCGTTGCGCCGTTCCGGCCAGCCGATGTTGGCGGGAGTTGGCGTTGATGAAAGCGTCCGGGGCGGGGATACGCATTTCGAAGATGCGAGGCTCACTCATGCGGCGTCCTCCCGTGCCACGACGGAGACGTCGATGTCCACGTCGGTCGGGAAGTCGCAGGGCACGGTGATGGTGATGCAGAAGCCGGTGCAGTCGAAGACCGGCCAGGAGTAGGCGCGTCCGTCGGGGCCGAAAATTCCGGCGGTGTCGTCGATGACTGCGGTGCCGCGTCCGCCGTCGCAGTCCAGCGCCGCCGTGTAGTCCCGGCCGTCGATGGTCAGCGTCGCCCCGGCCGGGACGTACGGGATCGCCATCGTGGCGCAGGCGTTACACGGGTCGAGACTGGCCGGGTCGCAGGTTGCCCCGGTTGGGTTGGCGTAGAAGCGCAGGAGTATCGCCCGTGCCGGCTCCAGTCCGGTGCGGATCTGCACCAGCGGCACCGAATCCATCCACTGCGGGGTGGTGTGCGGGGGGACGGTGACGGCGCCGGTGACGGTGTTCGGGCCGTCGTAGCAGATTCCGCACGGGTCATACGGGCGTGGCGGTTGCGGTGGGCTCGGCGGCTCGGGGCAGTTGGTGAGACGCTGCGGGTCCAGGGCGCAGGAGTGGGCTCCCGGCTTCGCGCAGCCCTGCCGGTCGACGGCGTTGTCCTGCCCGTTGGGGCAGTCGGGGCCGGGATGGTCGGGAGTTTCCCAGATCACGCAGTCGCAGTTTTCGTCTTCCCACACCACGCACGCGTCCGGGTCGGGGTCCGGGGCGCCGGACCACACAACGCAGGATTTGGCGTCGCAGCCGGCACCGAAGACCGGGCCGTTGACCACCTGGACGGGCGCCCGGTACAGCCACGGCCGGCCCAGGATCAGGGTGAAGGTGACCTCGGCGATGACCGGGGCGGCGCTGCCGCCGCAGGCCCGTTTGAGCGCGGACACCCGGTTGGTGATCGGGCCTTCCAGGACGCCGACCTGCGACATGGTCCGCAGCGTGTAGTTCTCGTTCGCCACGGTCGGGCAGCACGTGTAGGCGCAGGCGTCGACACCGCCGCACGGCTTGCAGGTGGAGCCCCGCAGGGCCGTTGAGAGCCACGCCAGGCCGTAGGAGAGCGAACACTGGTCCACCGCCATGGCGACGCCGGTGTAGACGACTTCACGGTGGGCGTAGCGGGTCCGGGTGATGACGGCGCCGTCGCCGAGGCGTTCCACCGGGGTCCGGATGATCGGCGAAGAGTCGAAGCCTTTCACCTGCAACCCGAAAAATCCGGCGAAGCCCGCCGACTCCGGTGCCGCAGGGTCCCACCACGGGGCGTCATCGGTCTGCGGTGTCGTGTACGCCGGGTCGTCGATGGCGGCGCCGATCGAACACGGCGCGCAGTCGATGGTGGTGATGCCCAGCGCACGGGCGTACACGGCGGCGCGCTCGTTGTTGACCAGCTCCACGCCGGCCATCGCCAGATACCCCTCGTACATGTCAGCCCCCCTCAGTAGCCGGCCTGCGCGAGACGCGCGATCTGGGCGGTCACCTTGTAGGCGACGTTGACCGGGTCGGCGTTGGGTGCCGAGACGGTGATCGGCGCGTGGATCACCGTGGAGTTGGTGGCGCCACCGTTCTGGACGTTGGCGGCGAGCATCGCGGTCAGCCCGGAGTCGCGGGCGAGCTGCATGACACGGGCCGGCCGGCTCATCGGCAGGACCAGTTCCGGGCCGGCTTCGCCGAACAGGCCGACGGTGGGTTGGGTGATCAGCGCGCCTGCGGCGTAGCCCTTTGGCGGCAGGTTCGGGTTGAACTGCTGCACGTTGAAGATCGAGCCGTAGATGGCGAGGATGTATTTGATGCCGGCGGCGATGTTGGCTACCGGGTCGTAGATGTTGTCGACCAGCGACCGCAGCCGGTACGCCTCAAAAGTGGGGCCGATCAACTGCATCAGGCCGATCGATGGGTGGCCGAGCTGGGCGTTGATGTCGGTGGTGTTGACGTTGAGCGGGTCGTAGCCGGATTCGCGGCCGATGCCGACGAGGAGCCGGGGAATCCACGTGTCGGGGACGCCGGTGTAGGTGACGGCCTGGCGGACCCAGTCGTAGATGTTGCCCGGTGCCACTGGCATCGGGGTGAGGGTGAAGTCCGGCTCCGGTGCGGTGAGCGGCTTCCCGTCTTTGCCGAACAGGCCGGCGACCGGGCCGAGCACCGACTTCAACTTGTCGATGGCGAAACCCATGACGTGGGACGGGATTCCCTTGACGACATTGGCGAACTGGGAGTTGCCGAGTTTGCCCAGTGCGGAGTTGTTGATGACGTCTTCGAGCCAGCCGGACGGGTCGGTGAGGAATTTGAGGATGTCCGCGCCGAAGCCCAACGCCTTGGCCCACGCGTCTTTCGCGGCGCTGCCGATGCCGCCGAGGAACCCGCCGACCACGCCGCCGATGCTGAACCGTTGGATTGTGGCGCCGGAGTTGATCGCCTGAATCGTTGCGGCGCCACCGATGCGTGCCGTCGCCTGCTTGGTGAGGACGCCTTCGCCGGGGGTCAGCATCGCCAGTTGGCTGTCCTGGTTGCCGACGCCGGGGACGATGCCGCCGTACTTGAAACCCAGGGTGATGTCCGCCGGGAAGACGTCGCCGCCGGGGAATTTGCGGACCACGGTAGCGAAGCCGTGGTAGATCTTCTCCAGGACGCTGAACAGGGCGTTACCGGCATCAATAAAGGCGCTGGTGATCGCGTTTCCGAGCCCTTTCAGGGCGCCGGGGATTCCGGTGATGAGACTGGCGAAGAACGTGATCACATCGTTGATCAGATTCTTCACGGTCTCTTTCGAATCTTTCCACAGGCCCGTAAAGAATGCGCCGAGCAGTCCGGGGATGCTCTTGATCGCGGCCCACATTCGCGGCCACAAATCGATGAGGAACTGGACTGTTTCGTTGAGCCAGCGACGCACGGTGTCGACCGAGTCGTGCCACAGGTTGAACCAGAAATCGTGCATCTGCTGCGGGATACGCAGCAGTTCGGCGAAGATCCTGACGCCGAGGTCCCTGAACCAGACGATTAGGTCGACGATGCCCTGAATCGTCAGGTTGATCATTTCGGTGAACAGGTCACCGACCCATTTCGCGGCTGCCGGAATGAAGTCGGCGAGGATCTGGCCGAGTTTGCGGGGCAGCAGGTAGAACACGCCGACGATGAGGCCGATTTCGGCGCCCAGGGCGAACAGCATCGCGTTTCCGAGATCTTCCAGGCCCTTGACCGCCAGGCCGGGGAGGGCCTGGAGGGCGCTGAGCAGCGCGCTGCCGACGGCGGCGAACATGCTGCCCAGGAATCCTGGGATGGCTTCAACGAATCCGACGATCGCCGACCAGAGTCCGGTGAAGAATCCGGTCACCGCATCGAAGGCGGTGGTCAAGGCGCCGGGGATGGCGAGGACGAATTTGACGATCGCATCCCAGACGGATTTGAGGACGCCGGGTACGGCCTTGAAGAAGTCCATGACCGCGCCCCAGTGCTTCACCAGTTCGATGACGCCGACAACCAGGCCGGCGATAATGGCGATCAGGGCGGCGATGCCCAGGGCGACGACACCGATGGGGTTGGCGTCCATCGCGATGTCCAGGCCGATCATGTCGGCGGTCAGTTCGCCGAGCCCGACCACCATCGCCGGGATGGTCTCAGTGACAAAGGTTGCGAAAGCCACGCCCATGGCCTGAACCGACTTGACGGTGCCCTGCATGGCGAGGCCGACGCTGTCGAGCGCCTTGCCGATGCCCTTGAATCCGGCGCCAGTGAACTGATCAGCCATCGCCTGCAATGCGGGACCAATTCCCGCCGATTGCTTGAGGATGTCGCTGAATCCGCCGACGATGCCGGCGAATTTGACGCCGTCGGCGACAACGGAGAAGCCGATCAGGGCAAGCTTCGCACCCAGGAATGCCGCAGCGACGTCGATGACGATCTGCTTGTGCGCGTCGAGGTATTGCAGTAGTGGGGTGATCGCGTTGACGAAGTCGTTGACGAGCGGGGTGAGGGCAACCAGCGCGGCGGTGAGCCCCTGCGCCAGGGCGGCAATCAGCGGTGCCAGCAGCGGCAGCAGCGGCACGATGGCAAGGACGAGGTTGGCGAATGCGGTGGCGAGCAGCGGCAGCTGCGGGGCGATGGTGGTGATGACACTGGAGAGTGCGGTGAATAGCGGAACGATCGCCGGGCCGAGGTTGGCCAGCGCCTGACCCAGTGCGGTGACCAGTGCCGCGAGGCCGGGCGCGAGTGCGACAACGGCCTTGGCGATCAGCGGCACGATGCCGGCCAGGGCGGTGCCCAACGCGTTGAAGATGGGCATCAGTGCGGCGCTGACGCCGGCCAGGGCGTCGAAGAAGTCGCGTAGCGCCTTGCCTCCGGCGGCGCTGGCGAAGAATTTGCCGATACCGCCGGTGATCAGTTCGACGGTGGACAGGAAACTCAGCGCGGTCTGGCCGGAGTTTTTGAACGCCGACTCCAGCAAGCTGGCGACGTTCTCAACGATCTTGCCGAGTTCGCGGAGTACCTGGAGTGCCGTCTGAATCCAGGCGGTGGCCTTGCCGGAGGCAGAGATTTTCTGTACCCACAGGCCGAATTTGCGGACCAGGTTGTCGAAGCCGAGCGCCAGGCCGTCAACGATCGGCTTCGCTTTCGTGTTGAGGTCGGCGAATCCGACAAGCACCTGGGTAAAGGCGTTGCCGAATCCGGACAGGGCCAGGTGGGCGGTGTTGAACCACTGCTGGAGCAGGGTCACACCCTTGCTGGAGGCGAGGAACAGTCCGAACTTGTCGGTCATCGAACCGATGTCGGTGCCGAGGGTTTTGAAGCCGGTGCGCAGCGGGCCGGTGATGGCCTTGGTGAGGGCGGCGACATTGCCGAGAACCTGGGAGGCGAAGGCGTCCTGGGCGGCCTGCTGCACGGAACGGAACTGCGGCATGAGGTTGCGCAGTTCGGTGGCGAGCTTCTTGGCGTTGGTCCCCATGTTGGCGGTCGCTTTCGCGAACGCCTTGTCGTCGATGGCGGTTGCGGCCTTGGCGAAGCCGGCGAACGCGAACTTGGCGGCGATGAAGGTGAGTGCGAGCGGGCCGAGTGCCGCCGGCAACGCCAGGAAAATCCCGGTGAGACTGACCGCCGCCGCGCCGAGGGAGAGCAGCTGCGGAGTGAGTAGTGCGGCCCCGCCCGCGACTGCGGCGAAGCTGAGGCCGGCCAACGATCCAGCACCGGCAAGCGCGCCGAGACCTTTCGTCAGGGGAAGCAGAACGGTGCCGAGTCCTTTGCCAAGGGAGAGCAGTCGCTTGCCGAATGAGGATTCCAGGGCCTTGCCGGCGTCTTCACCGACCTTGCCCATCGCTTCTTCGACGGTCTTCGATGACTTGAGGATGCTCGCGGCGGTGGCGATGGTGATGCGCTTGCCGGCGTTGTCAGCGGCCCGGACCAGCTTTTCCGATGCGATCAGGAAGCTGGGGTCCTGTTGGTTGGAGCCGGTGCGCAGTTCGCGGTAGAAGCGTTCGACGACGGTTTTGGATTCCCGCGCGATGTCGGCTTCCAGCTTGCCGAAGTCGACGGAGATGCCGGTGCGCTTGCTTTCGTCGGCGGCGGCCTTACTCAGCGTCCGGGCGACGTCTTCGCCCAGGGTGATGGCCTTCTTGAGGGTGGCAGTGTCGTCGAAGACGTCGGGGATGACCTTCTTCGACTTCTTGACGCCCTTACCGACACTGTCCCCGGCGCTTTTGCCGAGGTCTTCGCCGGCCTTCTCAATCTCGGGGGCGGACTTTTTGAGACCGTCGGAAATGCCGCTGCCAAGGTCGTGACCGATTTCGGGGCCGGTCTTCGTCGCCGTCTTCTTGCCGGCGGCGGTCAGGACGTCGTCGAGCGGCTGTTCGACCTCGTGGCGCAGGCTGGCGGGGAAACCGCTGCCATCGGCGACGATTTCGATGTAGGCCCGACCGAGTGTGGTCACAGCGTCGATCGTACGGATTGTCAGGGGGGAGAAAGTACAAAAAGGAGGGTCTACTTCGCGGCGCCGAGCCGCGATCCGGAGTTACCCATCGCGGCGGTGAACGACTCGAATGATTCGAACGTTTCCTCGTCACTCCACCCTGGAGCGTGCTCGGTCGCGCCGATCGCGTCGGGTTCGTACAGCTTGGCGTCGAAGCCCTGCACCGACTCCGTGGTCGCACCGTCGGTCATCCAGGAGTAGATGACCGACAGCAGTTCCGGCAGCGGCAGGCTCAGCGGTGATTTGCCGACCCGCCGGAGGTAATCGCCTTCGAAGGCCGGCCAACGGTCGACCGCCGAGGCGAGGAGCCGTTGGCAGACGTAGGGGGGCGGCCACTCCACGTTTCCATCGCCCAGGTCATGATTTCCATGATGGCGTCCAGGTCGAGGTCGTCGTTGGGGTCCAGCAGGCGGGCGCGCAGGATCTCGTCCCCCGGTGACACCAGAGCGCTTTCCAGGAAGTCGAGGATCGCCGCGACCCGGTCGCTGGAGCTGCGGCTGGCAGCGGAAGACGCGAACAGGAAGGCCAGCTGTGACTCTTTCGGTGCGCGCAGGGTGTACTCAACACCGTCCAATGTGAACGGTAGGTCTTCCAGAACCGGCCGGTCGCCGCTGCGCACACGGGCCGAGGAGCTGAACTCTTTCACGCCGAATCTCCCTCTGTCGCTCGCGCAGATCCTAAGCCGAAATCAGGGGGGGGGGATTGTTCTACCCGGCGGTTTTGGTGACGACGAATCCGACGCGTCGCCCGATCCGTTCCAGCGGGTCGAGCAGGTACGGCTGCCCCGCCGTCGCCGGGTGCTGCACGCTGGCCGCGAATCCGAACGCCCCGAGATACAGGACGTGGCCGGGTCGGGCGTGTTCCTCGTGGGCGCGGGTGCCTTCGTGGACGAACAGCGCGTACGCCTCGTCGCTGCCGACCTCGGCGCTGACGCGCATCCCCGAGACGGTGGGTGCGGTGGCGTGGATGGAGGCGGCCAGCGCCCCGGTGTCTTTGGGCGCCAACAGTTTCGCGGCGACAGCGACCTCGTCCGCCGTTTCGGTGACGAGTTTCGTGGCATGTTCGGCGATGAACGCCTGAATGACGCCCTCGTAGAGGACCAGCCGCACAGCCATCAGGCGCCCACCGCCGAGGTCACGGCCCGCAGGGGCAGGCGCACGGGTCGATGTTCACGCGTACGCCGTAGACGCCACCGCAGTCGATGGTCATGGCGTAGGGCTGCTCGGCGACCGCGAGGGTGGTGTTGTGGGCGGTGTCCTGGGTGTAGGGCACCGTCAGGCCGCCCCGGTACACGTCGACCTGCGGCGTGATGTACATCCAGAACGTACAGTCGGTGGCCTGCTCGGAGGGGCCGTCGCCGGTGTATCCGCCGCCGAGCGCGAACCGGGTACCCAACCGGGTTTGCAGCGGGTAGCCGGCTGCCATGTCGAACTGCTGCTGCTGCGCCAGGTAGGCCGCCGCCCAGGCGGGGGCGTGGATGATGCCCTGACCGTCGTAGCAGGACGCCATCTGCCCTTCCAGGGCGGCGACGGCGGAGACGATTCCGCATTCGCAGGCGGCCGGCGTGATGTCGTCGGCGATGGTGGGCAGGATCGTGGAGAAGACGTTCTCCACCGCGCGCCACGCCCCGGCGGCGAGGATGGTGCGGGCACGATCCTCCATCAGCGTCGGGTCTTCCAGCGGGTTAATGCAGGCCGGTGCCCACAGCGTGAACGGCGCCCCGTAGGAGACCTGCTGGGAGCAGGTGCAGGAGATGGTGGCGGCGAAGATGGCGTCGGTCAACGCCACCGTCGCGTCCATGCCCGGCGTGGAGCCGGAGGTGGTGCTGCACGACGCGACGGTGATCGTCGGCGCCGCGTTCGCACTGCACGGCGCCGGCCACGCGCCGACCACCCGGTTGCAGGTGTCGGAGAGGTACATGACTCCAGCGGCCCCGAGACGGTTCAGGTCGTGAACCGCCTCGGGGCCGATCGCGTCGAGCAGCCCACCCCGTAGGGGCCGCCGCGTCGGTGCGGCGACCTCAACGTATGGGGCGGTGAGCGTCGGTAGGGCCATTGCGTGTCCTCACCTCGTGGGTGATCAGGGCGGCGAGGCGGGATGGGGTTACGGCGCGATCCCGGTCACCCAGGCGGTGCCGTCCCAGTGAGTGTTGCTGGAGTTGCCGGTGGTGACGTACTGCCCGGTCGTCCAGGCGGTTGCCGGGGAGGCGGTGACGCTGGACATGCCGGCCAGGTTGGCGGGCGGAGTCGAACCAGACGGCGTGAATGTGCCCGGCGTGCCGGCGTTCGCCCCGGTCGCTGCGACCGCCGGCGTGGTGCAGGTGTAGGCGACTGGTGCCGCGACAGCGCCGGACGGGCACAGACCCATCGTGTAGATGTAGGACGGGTAGCAGCGCTTGATGAACAGCGAGCATTCCTCGCTGAACAGGCGCATGTACTCGTTCTGCTCCAGCAGGGTCGAGTCGTAGACCGCGTCGAGGCGGATGATGTTGCGGGTGCCGTAGGCGAAGGTGCCCGGCGCGTAGATGACGAACTGGAGCTGTTCGGGCCACGACAGCGCTGGGGTGACCCCGCCGAGGCCGCCGGCCAGGCCACCGAAGGCGTCCTGCCAGTTGTTGATCCACTGGACGCGGATGTTGGACGCCGCGAGCTGGGCGGTGATCCCAGCCTTGGTCGGCGCGACCGGGGTCGAGGCGCAGCCACGGCGCATCGCGTCGGCGTTGGCGACGTCCGGCAGCCAGGATGGCAGCAGGACTTCCAGCTCCAGGCTCGCCGAGGCGAGCTGGCGGCGCCGGTAGTCCACGGCGGCCAGGGTGATCATGGAGATGACCCCGGACATGGTGTTGTCGTCGGCGATGTCGGAGGCGCTGCCAACGGCGACCGGGGTGGAGCCGGCGATGACACCGGCGAGCTTCTGCTGGGCGAGCTTGAGTTGGTGCAGCGCGAGCACGTCCTGCAACAGCCGGTCGTAATACTCCGGCCAGGACGAGTCGTTGATGATGTCGCCCTTGATGCAGATGCCGTCGCAGACCATCTTCGCCGTCTGCCACGTGGTGCAGGGCATCGTGTAGCACGTCTTTGGCGTGCCGGCGATGGAGTCGTCCTCGGTGTAGTGGAAGCCGATGTTGGCGTAGTCCGGGATCAGGTCGGGCACCACCGGGAACGTGACGGCGGTGCGGGTGAAACCGAACGAGGGCAGGTCGATGGTTCCGTCGACGGAGATCAGCGACGGGCACAGGTCCCACATCTGCACCGGCGGCGGGCACCAGGCCCCGGCGGCGATCAGCGACTTGCCCTTGAGCTTGCCGGGGTCGCAGACGGTGTCGATGACCTCGGTGTCGTTGCGGCCGTCGGCGACCAGGCCCAGCGCCGGGTAGGCGAGCTGAGCGACGCCCTGGCGCAGGAACATCTTCGACCGGGACGTCATCGGGATCTTCGCCTGGTCGGGGAAGCCGGACAGGCGTACCCGCAGCGCCTCGCCGACCTCGCGGAGGTCCTTGAAGCGGTGCCCGTTGGCGTAGCCGGGCATGTCGGCGGCGGCGGTGATGACGACGCGGCCGGCGTTGGAGAGGTCCGGCTTGGTGCCGCGCGAGGCGGCGGCGCGGGTCAGCGAGACGTTGGGGCGTACCGCGACGGTGCCGGCGTTGGTGGTGGTGGCGGCGGCGACGGGCTCCAGCACGGCGGTGCGGGGCGCGTCGACCGGCTCGGTCTCCACCACCGGGTTGTCCTGCTCGTCGTCGGGCTCATCCTGCTCGCCATCCTGCTCACCGTCTTCGTTGGCAGGATCGGCGGCGGCTTCCTCGCCGGGGACGTGCACGGCGTCGACCATCGCCTGCAACTCGGCGGCGGAGGCTTCCTCAGCGGCGGTCAACGCCACCTGGGCGTCGCGGGTGGTGGTGATGAATGTCGCGAGGGCGCGCAGGTTCGCCATGCCGTCCGCGTCGAGCTTTGGATCGTCGCGCTGCTCATCGAATGCGGCGATGGCGGCGGATTCCAGCTCGACGAGCTTGTCGCGGCTGAGGCCGTCAATGGTCTGCGGGATCTTGAACTTCACGGGGGGCTCCGGTGGAAACGAAGTGGTGCTCGTTTCGACCGGCCCGCAGCCAGCGTCGAGTTCGATTGAGAGCTTAACTCAATCGGGGGGGAGAAAGTCCTATCGGATGCTGTTACTGCGGTAATCTGGCCGTGCTACTGCTGCTGGCTGCGGGCCGGGCTTGACGGACTTCCCTTTGGCGGAGGATTCCAATGCCCACCGAGTGCACCGCACTACTTCGCGGCAAGGTCGCCCGGATCACCAAGGTCGACGGCTGTGGCAACCCGATCCACTGCGATGCGCCGCAGAACACGGTGCCGCAGTATGTGGTTTCCGACGGCATCATCTCCATTCAGATCCAGCCGGAAATCGACGCTGGCACCGACATCACGCAGACGAACTGGAACGGCGATACGTGTGTCGACGTGCCGGCCTGCCCGAAGATTCGGTGGATCAACCTGACCGTGTCGATGTGCAAGATGGACCCGGACCTGTTCTCCATGTGGACGGGCGTGTCGGTGGTGAAGGATGCGGCCGGCAACGCGACCGGCTTCCGGGTGCGTAAGTCGGTCTCCTGCGACGAGGGTGTCGCCCTGGAGATCTGGACCGGGTCGGCGGGCAGTGGCACCTGCCTGGCGGGTGGGCAGAAGCCCCGCTACGGCTACATCGTCATCCCGTGGGTGGTCAATGGCATCCTCGGCGACTACACCATCGAAAACGGCGCGGTCACCTTCCAGGTCACCGCGAAGGGCATCGACGGCGGCGGCTGGGGTGTCGGCCCCTACGACGTGTACGACGACGGTGCGGGCGGCGGTTTGAAGTTGGCGACCCCGTTCGGCGTCGGCGACCTAGAGCACATCGACACGACGACGATGCCGCCGCCGGTCGCCGGTTGCGGCGCGAACTGCACGATCACCCCGGTCCCGCCGACCGTGACGGTGGCTGCGGCCCCGAGTGACGTCTCCGGCCAGACGGTGCTGTTGACCTACGACAACGCCAACTCCGGCCCGGTCTACATCGACTGGGGTGACGCCTCGCAGGTGGTGGCGACGCCGACCGGCGCGGGCACGGTGCAGCACCCGTACGTCGGTGCCGGGCCGTTCACCATCACCGTCACCGACACCAACAACGTGGACGCGACAACGACGAAGGTCTTCACCCCTGGCCCGTAGTCGGCTTCCGGACGTGCCGGCGGACACCCCCCGTGTGTCCGCCGGCACCCAACCACGGCAGGGAGGTAGAGGGTGGCCGATCCAACCGCACCGCTGCCGGCCGGCCGGGTCGGCGGGCCGTGCGACTGGCCATTCGACGTGTCGTGCTGCCCCGGCCTGGACATGAGCACAATCGCGGACCCGTTGATGGACATGGCGAAAACGTGGGTCGCCGAGATCCTGTGGTCGGCGACCGGGCGCCGGTTCGGGTTGTGCGACATGCTGGTGCGCCCCTGCAACCGGGGTTGCCTCAACCGGCTGCCGCTGCCGATGCCGACCGTCATGGGCGACCGGTCGATGTGGCCGACGCCGTACCTGTACGGCGGGCAGTGGTTCAACTCGTGCGGCTGCATCCAATACTCCGACTGCTCATGTGGCCCGCTCTGCGAACTGGCGCTGCCCGGCCCGATCGACTCGATCACCGAAGTGCTCATCGACGGGGAGGTCATCGACCCGGCCACCTACCGGGTCGACAACCACCGGCTGCTGGTCCGCCTCGGCGGTGAGGAGTGCTGGCCGCGCTGCCAGCACATGGACGCGAACATCGACGAACCGGGCAGTTTCGCGATCTCCTACCGGCGCGGCACGCCGGTGCCGGAGGGCGGGGCATACGTCGCCGGGATCTACCTGGGTGAGGTGTTGAAGCAGTGCATCGGCGACAAGTCGTGCCGGCTGCCGCGCAACGTCACCCAGGTCAACCGGGCCGGGATCACCACCAACTTCTCCGCCGGGGGCGGGAAATTCGCCGGCCTGACCCAACTGCCTGAAGTGGACATGTGGATCAACCTGGTGAACCCCAACGGTTTAGCCTCGGCCAGCGATGTGTGGTCGCCGGACAACCGAGCCAGGGTCCGCACCGCGACGGCGCCGCGTGACGTGATGCCGTGACCGCGCCGCTGCTGCCCGTGTGGTGGCCGATCTTCGACACGGTCCGCACCTGCCTGTGTCAGAACCTGGCCGCCACCCTCGGCGGCCCGGTGGGGCGCTGCTGTGTCCAGCCCGGCGGGGCGATCATCCTGGACGAGTGCTGTGACGGCACCGCCTGGGTACGCGTGGATCGGGTGTGGTTGAAGGCGGCGGCCGGCACCACGCAGGTTCGCCGTGATCCGATCGGGTGGGGTGGCGCACCCTGCGGCGACCAGATGGTCATGATGACGCTGGGCCTGGGCGTGATGCGCTGTGCCGCGACGATCGACGAGCGCGGTACCCCGCCCGGCTGCGAAGTCCTGGAAGACGAGTCGATGCGGATGCTCTCCGACATCGACGCCCTCTACAAAACGGCGGTCTGCTGCCTGGAGGAGAGTTCCGAATCGTTTGCCATCTATGCGACCGAGCCGCTGCTGCTCATCCCGCAGGGGCCGGCCGGCGGCTGCGTCGGCGCCGAACTGAGCGTGCAGTACACGGTCGAGTTGTGCCCCTGTCTGGATCGAGGGTGAACCATGGCGAAGCGCAGTTTCGGACGCAACACCAAGGGACGCGGCAACGCGGAGACCCTGCGCCGCTACTGGTCGGAAGGTAAAGGCGCGGCGAAGATTCGCTGGGGCCAGGGCGGCGACTTCAACCGCTGCACCCGACTGCTGACCAAATACATGCCCGGCCAGGAGAAGGGCTACTGTAACCTGCTGCACAAACGCGCAACAGGCATGTACCCGGCGACCCACGCGAAGCTCATCCGGGGCGGACGCAAAAAGTAGACGCTGCGTACACATCTTGCTATTGTGTATACATGACTCAAATTTCTGCCCGCGCACTGCGGGAAAACCTCGCCGAAACCCTGGAATCTGCGGCTCGCGGCGACGATGTGATCGTCACCCGCAACGGCCGCGAACTGGCGGCAGTTATCTCAATGGACGCCTACCGCGCCCTGGTGGCCATGGAGGACGAGGCGCTGGGGCGCCTCGCCTCGCAGCGCCTGGCCGAGCTGGACCCTTCGATTCCCCTGGCCACCCTGGATGAGGTTCTGGCCGAAACGGCGGCCCGCACGTCGTGAAGTACCGCACCATCTTTGAACCGACCGCCCGCGCCGAACTGCGCAGGCTGGATCGGCGGATTGCAATGCAGATTCTGCACAAGCTGGCAGAACTGGAGGCCGATCCACTGGGTTGTGCCACCACCGAGCTGGTGACCGCACCCGGTATTCGCCGGCTGCGCGTCGGCGATTACCGGGTGGCATACAAGATTGTCAAAAATCAGGTAGTGATCCTGGTCGTCGCGGTTGCGCACCGCAGTGAAATCTACGAAAGATAGAACCGCTCTCACCGGCTGCTGACGGCCGGCACTGATCCTCGCCAAGCAGTGTCGGCCGTCAGTGTGTATTGGCCGCAAAAAGTCACCCCCGACCGAGGGGGGGAAAGTTCAACGGATACGTATGCTCTGCATGTGTCCTGGTTGGAACTGCTGTTGGTCGTCCTCGCCGTCGCACGGTTGACGGTGCTGGTACGCGCTGACCGAATCAGCCGACCAATTCGGTATGCGGTGGCCAAGAAACTGCCGGAAAACGGCTATCTGCTGTACCTCCTGGACTGTCCGTGGTGTATCGGCATGTGGATCTCCGCCGCCGCAGCCATTTCGGCCTACTTCTGCTGGCATGACGCCTGGTTCCGCATCCTCACGTTCGCATTGGCACTGTCCTATGTGGTGGGTGCGCTGGCGGCGATGCCGTGGGAGCCGGACAGCGATCTACCCAAGCGGGAGGCAGCATAAATGCCCGCATTCTGGCGCAAAAACGCGACGATTCCACCGGCTGGTGACGCTTTCATCGCCTCGGCAACCCCGACGCCACTGATCGACGAGGCAATCGTCGCCTCGGCCGCACGGGTCACGCCGGGAAACCTGCGCTACAACCGTTCATCCTCGGATACGTCGTGGCAACGCGAGGCGTGGGACTTCTACGACACAGTCGCCGAGTTCCGCTACGTCTGCGACTGGAAATCGCAGGCCGCCTCGCGGGTGAAACTGTTCATCACCACCGTGGACGAATCCGGCGAGCCCGACACCGACGCCGCCGGCCCGATACCTTTCGCCACAACGTTTCTGGGTGGCCCGGCGATCCAATCGCAGGTGATCGCCGCGATGGTGCTGCACCTGGAGATCGTGGGGCTGTGTTTCCTCATCGGCCAGGTGCTCCCCGACGGCGGCGAATCGTGGGACGTCTTCTCCCTGGATGATCTGCTCGACAACGGCGACGGAACGATCTCGATAGACACCGGCACCGGCCCGATCACCGTCCTTGACCCCAACGCGTCGGTGATTATCAAAATCTGGCGCCCGCATCCGCGTAAGAAAGCCGAAGCCAACGCCCCGGCCCGCGCCGCCCGCGCCCCGCTGCGGGAAATCGTGCGCGCCGACCAGTCCATCGCGGCGCAGATCGACTCCCGGCTCACCGGCGCCGGGATTCTGTTGCTGCCCAAAGAGTTGACGTTCACCATCTCCGGCGCCAACCAGGACGACGGGCCAGGCGACGACGGCGGCACCGACCAGTTCATGACGAAACTGACCGAGTCGATGATGACGTCGATCGCCGACCCCGACTCGGTGGAAGCCGTGGTGCCGATCATCATCCGGGGACCCGGCGACCAGCTCGACAAGGTCCGTCTGCTGACCATGTCGACGCCGGTCTCCGAGGCGACGATGACGATCCGGGACGGCGCCGTCGGCCGACTGGCACGCGGCCTGGATGTGGCGGCGGAAGTGTTGCTGGGAATGGGCAACACCAACCACCTCTCCGGCTGGCAGATTGAGGAATCCAACGCGAAAGTCCACCTCGCCAACCCACTGGAACTGATCTGCGCCGCGCTGACCGAGCAGTACCTGTGGCCGGCGATGATGGGCCAGGTACCGGACTACCGGCGTTACGTCGTCTGGTACGACCTCTCCGACCTGGTGCAGCGCCCCGACCGGGCCGCCGACGCCCAGCAAGTTTTCGACCGTGGCGAACTATCCGGCACCGCGCTGCGCCGCGAAAACGGCTTCACCGAAAACGACCAGCCCACCGACGACGAACGCCGCCGCCACGACCTTCTCGAAGTCGCCGGCAAGGTGCCGATCGCCGCCCCGGCCGTCCTCTCCGAGCTGCTGCGGGACCTGGGCGTCAACCCCGCCAACGCGCTGCCGGTCGCCCCGGCCGCCGGACCCGGCTCGCAGGGGCGTGGCCTGTCGACCACGGCACCGGCCGAATCCCGGCCGCTGCCCTCATCGAACCCGGCGCCGCCGACCACCCCGAACGCGCCGACGAATCCGGCCGGCCCGGTGCAGGCGTCCTCCATGGTGAGCAAAGTCGCCGAACAGCAACACATCGCCAAGGTGCTCGGCGCCGACGCGCACACCACCGGCGTTGTCGCGGCGGCGGAGGCGTTGACACTGCGGGCGCTGGAAACCGCCGGGAAACGTCTCGTCGGGCGCAGCCGGCACAAGATGGATCAGCTGCGGCTGGAGGCGTGGGACTACCACACCGCACCGGGGATGGCCTGCACCCCGACGTCGGCGGAGCGCCTGCTGGAAGGTTGCTTCGCGGCCTGCCCGGTGGTTGCCGCCGCCGCCGGGGTCAACGAGGCGCAGCTGTCCACATGCCTGCACGACTATGTCAGCGCGCTGCTGTGCGCCGGGGAGTCACACACCTCCACCGCGCTGATCAACCACCTACGCAGCAGCACCCTGTTTCAAATCTGAAGGAGTTTACGATGCTGAATACCCGGATTGTGGTGGCGCGGGCCGGCGGCCGTAACTCCGGCCTGCCGATGGCGCTGTTGAATGACCCGCAGGTCATCACCGCCGCCGCCTACCCGCTGCCGATTTTCGGCGACAACGATGAGCCGCTGGGTCGGGTGTTGAGCCTCGTGGAGCAGGACGGCGTCCTGTACGCAGATGCCGAGCTGTTCCACGAAGAAGTTCCGGCGTTCACCCACATCAACTACGTCGAGATCGACGTTAAGCACCAGGACGGCCGGCGCATCATCACCTCCGCCGTCCTTGACTCACTCACCGCCGCGTCCCCCACGCCACCACCCCCGCCCGCGTCCCCTCCGGCGGGCGGGGGTGGTTCGCCCGACACACCGCCGGTCGACGACACCGGCGAACCGACCGACGACCCGAACATCACCGTCGACACGGAACTGCCGATCGCCCCGCTGGACACCGCCTGGGACCCGCACACCGCCACCGCCCGGATGCTCGCCAACGCCAACACCGGCGGCACCGTGGATGCGGAACTACTCGGCAACGGATTCCTCTACCAGGACCCCGGCAGCGACGGCACCTCGGTTGCCGACTACCAGTTCCCCGTCGCCGACGTCCTTTCCGGCACGCTGACGATCGTCCCCAACGCGCTGCTCGACGCGGCGTCCGTCATCGACGCCGGGGGGCCGGCCACCGACCACATCTCCGACGCGGACATGCAGGCCCTGTCCGACGTCCTCGACGAGCTGTACACCCTCGTTGCCGGCGACAGCGGCAGCACCGACACGCCGATGGATTCCGGCTGCGCAACCTGCGGCGACAACGCGATGGTCGCCGCCGCCACCGCCGACCTGCCGATCGCCCCCGAATCCACCACCTGGGATGGCAGCGCGGCGGAGAGTCGCGTGTTGAAGTGGGCGACCGGCGCCGATGGCACCGTCAACGGCACGAAACTGGGCACCGCGTACCTGTACCAGACGCCCGGTTCCGACCCGACGTTGCAGGCCAGCTACAAGCTGCCGGTCGCCGACGTCATCAACGGAACCCTGATGGTTGTCCCCGCCGCTGTCCGGGCCGCCGCCGCATCACTGGGCGGCGCCCGAACAGCGCTGAAAGGTCTCACCCCGGCGGCGAAGAAGACGGCCCGCGCGGTGGTCGACAAGCTGATGGCGAAGGTCCGCGCCGCCGGCAAGTCGTCGAGCACCCCGGCGAAGCCAACCCCACCAACCCCACCGACCAAGCCGGTGACAGCGAGCGCCGCCACCGGCTGGCGCCGGCACCTGCGCCCACCGGAGGCATTCTTCGCGCCGCTGAACCTTTCCGGCCCCACCCCGATCACCGTCACGCCCGACGGGGAAGTGTTCGGCCACTGCGGCGACTGGTCCACCTGCCACCGATCCTTTGTCGCCTCCGGCATCTGCATCCCACCGCCACGCTCCACCTGCGACTACTGCCACTACAACCTCGGCACCGTCTACACCGCCGAAGGCAACCCGATCAACGTCGGCGCCTACTCGGTCGGCGGTGGGCACGCCAGTCTGGATCTGGGGATGGCCGCCGCCACCGCCCACTACGACAACATCGCCGCCGTCCCCGCGATCGGGGTGATGCGCGAAGACGAACACGGGCCGTACTTCCACGGCGCGTTGACTCCACAAGCGACCGACGAGCAGATCTACAGCATGCTGGCCTTCCCGCCCTCCGGCGACTGGCGGGAGGAACGCCCCGGCACCGGCCTGGAGATGATTGCCGTCACCTCCGTTGCCACGCCTGGTTTCGCGGTGAAAGCGAACCTCACCGCCGCCGGTGAAGTATCCGCTCTCATCATTCCTCGGCAGGGCGGCTACGCGGTCACGACCAGTGAAAACGCGGATATTCTCACCGAAGTGGCGGCGCTACGTGACCAGGCGGTCGCCGTGCTCGCCGCCTCCATCGGCCGCACCCGCGCCGACGAACTTCTCGCCCTGTCCAACCTGATTCACGTCACCGAATACGCGACGCTCAACGAGCAGAGCCGCCGATAGGGAGACCGATTGCTGACCCCCGAGCACCGGGCCGCCAACGAGGCGCTGACCACCGCGATCCAGCAGGTGCTCAACGCCTACGGCTGGTCCAAAGACCTGGTGCTCGGCGACTTCGTGGTGATCGGCGCGCAAACCGGCTACAGCGACGACGGGGAAGTCATCAACAACTACTTCCAGCTGCTGCGCGACGGGGAGATGCCGCACCACCACATCCTCGGGCTGCTGCGCGGCAGTCTCGACCACTACGCCAGCCACGACCACGACGAGGAGTAGCGCCATGGGCTGCAACTGCAACCAGCAGGCGGTCACCAAATACCGGCTGACCCGACCGGATCAGACGTACACCGACTTCGACACACTCGATGAGGCGCGGCACATCAACGACACCGAGGTTGGCGGTAAAGGCATCATCCGCACCGTCCGCACCGTCGTCGCCAAGACGAAGGCGTAGCCGGAGGCGTCGCAGGTGAACAAGCTCGTCCTGCTGGACCTGTACTGCGGCGCCGGGGGCGCCGGGGTCGGCTACCAGCGCGCCGGGTTCCGCGTCATCGGCGTCGACCACGTCGCTCAACCCCTGTACCCGTGCGATTTCATTCAAGGCGACGCCGTTGGGCTGCTGCCGTGGCTGATCCGCCGCTACCGGCCGCACCTCGTGCACGCCTCACCGCCCTGCCAGGCGCACACCCGCGTCACCAACCTCAACACCAACTTCCGCCGCCACGTTGTCGAAGAGACACTGCTGCCGAAACTGCGGGAAACGCTGCACGAACAGGGCGTGGACTACGTGATCGAAAACATCAACACCCGGTCCGCCGGCCTGCGCAACCCGATCATGTTGTGCGGCAGCCAATTCGGCCTGGACGTGTACCGGCACAGGGGATTCGAGTCGAGCCTGCCGCTGCGCCGTAAGCCGCACCGGCCGCACGTACGGGTCGTCTCCCCCAACGGGGTGATGCCGACAAGTGAACGTCCGGTGCTCACCATCACCGGACGCAACGGCCGGCAGTCGAAGCAGTGGCAGGCCGCCGCCCGCGCCGCGATGGGCACACCCTGGATCACCGACCTCAACGGCCTGTGCGAGGCGATCCCGCCGGCCTACACCGAACACATCGGCCGCCAGATCCTGCTCCAGTTCGCCGCCCGGAGGGCCGCATGATTCAACTACCGCAACCGATCAACGTCACCTTCTTCGAAGTGTCCGTCGAGAAAGTCGAAACCGAGGACGGCACCATCGAAGATGTCCTATCAATAATGATGGGCACGGAAGACCACCTGGCGGTGTACCGGGTGGGCCTGGATGGCGCCGCCGGCCTGGTCGCCGCGATCGGCGCCATGGCGACAGCCTGCGACGCGCAGTTCATCGCCCGCCTGGATGACCAGGCGGATCGCCTCGTCTCCATGCCGCTGATGGCGGAACCCACATGAACCCCGTCACCTTCGCCGACCCGTACAAGGTCTGCACCACCTGTGCGGGTTGGGTCACCGGCTACGACGACTACGGGGTCATCCCGTGTGGACATGACGACTACGTCGATGTCTGCCCGTCCTGGTCGCCGGTCGGCGGATGCGCCTGCATGGGCGTACTCGGATACGTTCAGCACGGCACGCCACCCGACCCGCACCGTCCGGGGGTGGTGCTGTGAACGCCGCCCAACCGCCCCTGTTCGGCGTCCAGGATGTACCGGCGATGGAACGGCCGCGGCCGATAGGTCGCAATGAATACCTTGCTGGTGTGCCCCGGTATCAGCGGCTGCGCTGCGCCCGCCGGGTGCTGTGCGACGACTGCGTCCTGCTGCTGTCGCAGAACAACTGGGCCGGCCCGGCGCCGCTGCCCGCCGGGTGGGAACGCAAAACGACCGCCGGGCGGCTGCGGCTGTGTCACCCGCACATGACCGCCTGGATGAAGGCCGACCGGGCGGGGCGGGAGACGCGATGAAACGCGGCGCGACACTGTGGAACATGCGCACCTGCGGCGACGCCGAACTCGGCGGGCGGCTACGCGGCGCCCGCAAACGCGCCAAGCTCACCCAGGCCGCGCTCGCCGCCGAACTGGGTGTGTGCACCTCGGCGGTGTGCATGTGGGAAACCGGGCAGCGCGGCATCGGCATCGACGACCTGCTCGCCTTCGCGCTGGCCACCCACGCCACCTTCGCAGATTTGATCGGCGAGGCGAATCTGCCCGTGTACTAACACCGAGCGTGAAAGTTGGGACAGGCATGACCGCGAGCGAACCCGAATACGAACAATGCGACCGCTGCGGGGAACAGTTCCCGCTGCGCAGCGTCGTGCATGCCGCACTGGCGTTTCACGACAGTTTCGAGGCATACACGGCCTGCACGTTGGATCACCTCGCCGAACTGATCTCGGTGCGCGCGGTCGACGAGGAACGCCGGCACGGCCACGAGCACGCCCTGGTCGACGACGGCGACCTGGAACCACTGTCGTGGGACGACATTCCGGCGTTGACCGCCCAGCGCATTCAAGAAGCACTGGAACACCCAGGGACATTCGTGCCACGGCAACGGCCGCAGAGGTGAGCATGCGCGACATGTTCTTTGGGATCGGCATCGACACCGGCTCCAAAATGGTGTCCTGCGACCACTGCTCCATGGTTGTGCCGTGGTCGACGACGCTGATCCTCATCAGCGAAGTCTCGCTGAGGTTCGACCTCGACAACCGGCCGCACGCCGCCGAACGCAGCCCGTCGGCGTGCGGACTCATCCAAATCGTCGCCTGCTCACTGGGGTGCCTCGCGCCGCTGGTCGCCGTCGCCAGTGGGCGCAGCCTCACGCCCAACGGCGGCGACGACGACTACTACGAACGGAAACGGGGACGCCGCCTTGACCACGCTTCGTGAATGGCCCGACGGAAGCCGCATCGAAATACCCGGCCGCCGGCACACCCTGTACTACCGCGACGACGGCGACACCGGCCTGTGCGCCGACGTCGCGGCCGACGCCACCCGCCATTGGTTCACCGGCCGGGACTGCGCCGGGCTCACCTGGGCCGACCTGCTCGACATCCACGGCGAAGACGACCTGGCCGCCGCCCGCCCCCTGTACCAGCCGACCGAACAACGCCCACCCGCCTACCGGCCGGTAACGGTGCTGCTCGGCGGCACCGTCGAAGCGCCCACCGCGTGGGTGTTCACCGACACGGACGACGCACACGCCGCACGCGCCGACGGCGCCGGCACCGTGCTGCTGCCCACCGTCGTGTTCGGCGTCGGGGTGCTGCCGACCCGGCACACCATCTTCACCGGCTGGGCACGGGTCGGCCGGGACTTCCACGACGACTGCGCACCGCAGATCGTCCAAACTGAAACCCATCACATCCGACCCGACACGTCCCCGTGGCTGCAATGCAGCGGCGACGACCAGGACACCATCGCGGTACTCGGCCACGACGTCCTGGACCTGTACGCCGCCGGCCCCAGCGCCGCCGACGTCATCAACAACCTGGATCTACGGATGGCGCTACTGATCGACGCACGGATGTCACCACCCACGCCGATCGGCGCCCACGCGGCGCAAATGTGAGTGAAGACCCCGACCCGCTCGACGGCCCGCTGAGCAACCTGGGAATGGCGGCGGCGACCGGCAAATACCTCGCGATCCAGCTGCTCTCCATCGACACCTACGCCCCCGACGAGCGCTCCATCGTGCCCAGCTCCCGCCCCCGTGAAGTGCAGAGCATCCCGGTCATCTTCGCCTCCGAGGGCGGCTGCGAAGGACGCCACCAGGGGTGCCTGTCACTGCGCTACCGGGCGGCCGGGGTGTACGGCCGGCTACACCTCACCCCGGCCGATGCGCGGCGCCTGGAGGCCATCCTGCACGCCCTCTGCGCCGGTGAGTGACGCCGCAAGCCAGCCTCACCCGACCCAGCCCTGACCGATGCGCGTTTGCGCTGCGACTCAGGGCGCCCCGGCGTTCGAACACACGTCTAGTTGAGTGTAGGGGACTCAACTCTGGGGATTCGGCGAGAGCCCTTCTCTCAAAAATCGACCTTCGCATCGCCATGACAAGTCTTTAACCATCGGCCGACAGGGGCTGACCTGCGGCTATGACAGGAATGACAGGAATGACAACTTTCCCGGAAACCGATGATACGTGAAAGGTTCTTCATCGAGACCGTCGAGACGAAACGGCGCCACACGGGCAAGGATTCGAGAGGGGGCCATGACAACTTTGAGCGATTTGCAACCAGCTCCTAGAGTCTCTTCTATGTCATCTATTATCTCCTATTACTCTCACTACCCTACTTTCACGCAATAGTTGTCATAGTTGTCATGGACTGTAGGAAGTGCCAGGTCAGAGGCCGAATTTCACAGTGACGAAACGCGCCTGAGAGTTGTCATGCATGACAGGAATTTTCGTCATGGGACGGTAGATGGCAGAGTGTCAAAATGTCCGCAGATAGGCGATGGTTTCTGACACCAGGGTCCCATGACAAGAATCCATGACAACTTTCTCCATGGATTTGAGGGCTACCATGTCCGCTTCATGCCCCGATGTCCGTTTTAGAATGATGACGGCTCCGCCGTCCCATTCGAAAACGGACACCAGGTCCTGAATCGGACATGGTACGCGGGGGGGCCGCGATGTGAGCTTGCTCACGTCGCGACGGCCTTGACAGTGAGAGCGCTCGATGTCCGTTGTCGCTTCGCGACAACGGACATCGATGCCTCGCTCCACTATGGAGCGCATGCGCTCCATAGTGGAGCGTCAGCTAGGGGCGGTACTGACATGCGGTCAGTATCGGACAACGGCAGCGAGGGCTGAACCCGTTGCATGTCAACGCTTTCCGCCATCACTCGCGCCCGGTATGCACCGATATGAGTGCGTGCCACGTCCACATTGGACATGCTTGCGTTGACCGCAAGCCGGACTGTCCACCTGCGACACGTGCACGGGCCTGCCTGGCGAGCGCCCCATTCGATGTCCCGTGCTGCCCCGTTGTCATGCCCGTCGATGTCCCCCAGGCTGCCATGCTGTGACGTGCTTCGATGCCGCGTGCGCCGTGTCCAGGTACATGCGTCTATGCCCTTGGCCGGCCGCGGCCTGTCGCATGTGGACACCCGTCCAGGTACACCCGTCGATGTCCTGGCCGCGTCTCGCGTGGTGTAGGACCGTCCACCCGCGACCCTCGCACGCTACCGCCCCACCGCTAGCGTGAGTAGGAATCCTGGCCAGCTGTCAAGCTGCGGAAATGTGGGATAGCCGACACCCGACTTGCTACCGGAATCGCGCAATTAACGACTAGGCTCACGGTATGACTTCCACACAGACACCCGCTAGCGGGTACGCGCCGCGCCCGGCCACCATGCGCACCATCATCGGCGAACAGCTGGCCTGGCAGGCTGAGGCTGAAACCCTCGCCGTTGCGCTCTCAGCCGCTATCCGCAGCGACGCGTCCCCGTCCGCGTACACGGACATCCTTGACAACCTTGCCTACGCGATCTTTCAGGGCTGGTCGGCCGAATGCGGTTTCGAGTCCGACGCTGACGCGTGGGACGTCGTCGAAGAGTTCTGGCAGGCAGGCCGCACGATCGCTAGCGCCATCGACTCACGCGCGGTGTACCGGGCGGAACTCGCTCACACCCTCGCGATCTACGGCACGATCAACTGGACCTCCGTCCAATCCTGACTATCCGGCCACTCGTGGTGGACAACGGGCGCGTAGCCCGTTGCCTGCCATGTCCGACCGGACAACCAACCGAACGGAGTCTTGACATGGCACAGGAATCGGCCGAATCGCTGACCAGCGCGTTTATCGGCAAGGCTGACGACACGGAGTGGCGCGCGGTTACGCGTGGCGACATCCGCTACCGCACAGCCAACGGCGCGCCAATCGTCGACGGTATGCGCGCATTCAACAACAACCTTGACGTCACCATTGTCCGCGTGACGCGCGGCGCCGTTCCCGGTAGCGAGTTTCACGCGAGTTGGGATGGCTGGTTTGAGTGCGAATCGGTTACGGGCGAGCGCATGCCGATCATGGATGGCGAGCGCTTGACGACGCGTCACCCGTTTACGGGTGAGCGTGCCGACGATGCCGCGCGCGTGGCTATCGCTGATTTGGACCGTTGGGATTACGCGCGGAGCATGACAGAAGCGCTCGATTGCGTGAAAGAGGAACGCGCGCGTTTGCTGTCCGAACGTCGGTCGAATTTGGGCTATGCCGTAGCTGACTTGGATTCGCTGTGCGCGCTTTACGGTCTAACTGCCCTGCAAACGCGTGACCTTATGGCGTACGCGCTCGGCTGGCCAGTTGACGAATTGCCGATTGTTGAGCCTAGGGCAATCCCGTATCCGTTGGCCTAACCACCCCGGCCACTCGTGGTGGACAACGGCGCGATTCGCTCCGTTGCCTGCCATGTCCGACCGGACAACCAATCGCACAGCAAAGGAATGCCGCCATGTCACAGCACACCATCGACTACCTGAACGAAAACACGCTCATTGGTTTCACGGGCATGCGTGGCAACGCGTGGACGTGGAAGGCCGGTACGGACAATCACTTTGCGGGTGAGGTACCAATGGAGCGCGTACTCCAACTGTTCGCGTGGGAGCCGACCGTCAATCTGATGGTGTGCCCTTGCGGTTGTGGGGAAACGTGGAAAGCGGTTTCGCGTTCCGACAACCGGCACCGCATGGGTATCTTCAAAGAGGGCTACGAACCGCACTCTTTCAAGACGTGGCTCGTGGAAGCGGTCGGGACCATTCTTGACGACACGCTCCGTATCGGTTCGGCCGGTCAGCTGCGATTCGGTGCCGTCGGTTGGGTATCGGCCGAGACTCCCGACACGCTCACTACTCCGGAGGGTGTCGATTTCCGGCCACACTTGCTGGCGACGACGTCTTTTGACGGGAGCGTTGCCACGACCTATAAGCCGGTCGTGACACGCGTGGTGTGTGACAACACGTTGGAGATGGCAAAGCGCGAAAACAGCGCGACGTACAAAATCAAGCACACGCGCAATAGCGGTTTCCGCGTGGCCAGTGCGCGCGATGCGCTCGGAATCGTCCACGCCGTTGCGGAAGACTTTGAGGCGGAAGTACGCGAGTTGTGCGCGACTACCGTCACAGAGAAGCAATGGGCTGCATTCCTTGACGCGTACGCGCCGATGCCGGATGACAAGGGTCGTGGCCGCACGATTGCCGAAAACAAGCGTGACGGTTTGGCGCGCATGTACCGCCACGACTTGCGCGCAGCTCCATGGTCGGGAACGGCTTTCGGTGTGTTGCAGGCGGTTGACACGTGGACGCAACACGAACAGACCGTGCGCAACGTCGGACGGGCAGAGCGCAACATGCTCTCCATCGTGACGGGCAAGCACGCGAAAGCCTCTGATGAGGTAGCGACCACGCTGCGCAAGGTACTTGCCTCTGTCTGACGATTCCGGCCACTCATGGTGGGCAACGGGGCAACCCGTTGCCTGCCATGTCCGACCGGACTACCGATCACCCGTACAGAGGAAACGCACATGACTACCGACACCGAACCGACCGTGACCGTTCACCCTATGGCAATGGGAGTGTTGCGCGCGATTGCCAGCGACTTGGAGGCAATCGGCGACACGATCGGACGCGAATCTACGGTGTACCGCGCAATGTCCGACTCGTGGCTACGCGCTTCCGGTAACGTCTGGCGACTCTTGGAGGGTGGCGGTTCACTCTCCCGTGACGATTCCCGTTCCCTGTATATCGTGACCGGCTACGGCATGCATGTGGGAGTCATCTTTTTCGCCGATCGCGACACCTACAAGGACGCAATGGTGGCAGGGACCGATCCGATGATGCCGCACGTGAACGCGTGCAGTCGACACAACGGCGCTGCCTACCCGTCGACTACGGAGCATTGCGCCGGTCATCCTGGCGAAGGTGCACCGGTACGGGAGTCGTTCTGTATCCGTCGCACCATTCCGATGCCCGGTACATGGAGCCTGCACTCCTGACCGGTCGGACATGGTGAGCAACGGCGCGATTGCGATTCGCTCCGTTGCCTGCCATGTCCGACCGGACTACCGATCAACTCAGCGAAGGAAACGCACATGAGTACCCACCAATCGCGCCGTACGGGCCGCACGCGTGCCCGGATGGCTGCCCTAGCCTTGTCTGCCTCTTTGCTCTCTACGGGCGCGTACGGCGCCGTGACTGCCCTTGCCGACCCTCGCCCGTGGATAGCGTGCGGTCCCGGAGCGTGTACGGCTGGTGTCGACGTCCACGGGTACGCGGTCAGCATGGCTGTGCTGCGGAGCGCTCCGGTCGTTTCCGTCGTGATCGGTGCCGACCGATGATGCGCGCGCGACGTCGTGAGGCTGTCAGCCTGGCTCTCGCCGCTGTGCTCGGTATCGGTCTGTACGCCGCAGGATTCACCCTCCGACCGGAGTGCCAGGCCAGCCGCTGCGAGTTGCTGGTGAGCGCTCCGGGTGAGGCATGGCTGGCGGTTGGCATGCATGGCTGGCACCCGTACGCGGTTCACAGCTGACCTTGGTTCGCACGCGTGAACGCGTGTACCTGGACGACCGTCGCATGTGGACGGTGTACCTGGACACGCGTTCACGCGTGCTTGCGCGTATGCGGTAGCGCGTGGTTTACTTGACGGGTACCGCCCGCCGGGAGCAAAGGAGAAGACAACCCATGACGCTTGCCCGCATATGGGATGCGAATTTTAGTCACCGCTACATCGACGTTGTCGACGTAACCGACGGAATGCTTGAGCTTGAGCTTCCGGACGGCGAGTCGCTGATGTTGAGCGAGGGCAGTGCGCGCGTTTTGCGGCGCGAGATCAACCGCTACCTCGCCGGCCAGGCCCAACTGGCTAAGCAAGCGTCGCAAGACTCTTGACCGGCCGGTCACCCGCGAGGCAACGTGCCTAGCGTCTCGTCAAAGCTGGCACGGTGTGGCCTAGCTCACACCGTGCCAGCTTGCGGGAACCCGGTAGCAGGGCTAGACTTTCGGTATGAGCACAGAGAGCAACACGGAGGGCGCGGGGGCCGCGCGCGCGGGCCGCCCGGCCGCAGCCGCGCCCACCACGGCCGAAACCGGCGACGCGGCGCCCGACCCGGCCGTGGTGGCCGCAGCCCTGGACGGGTACGTCGAGTGTGCGCTGTGGTCCGAGCTGGACGACGACGGCGAGCCGCTGGACGCCCACCACGCACGGGAGGCGATCCACGTCGACAGTCTCGCCGACATGTACGCCGATGTGCTGGCGTTCATCCGTGGTTGCCTGCAAGAGCGCCCGGACGTGTTCGAGGGTATGGCACCCGGCCAGATAGGCCACGATTTCTGGCTGACTCGCAACCATCACGGCGCGGGTTTCTGGGATCGCGGGTTGGGCGAACGGGGCGAGTGGTTGACGGCCATGGCCCATCCGTACGGAGACGCATCGCTGTACGTCGGCGATGATGGCAACGTGTACTACAACGGCTAGGAGACGACCATGATGGACACAGAAACGTACGTGCTGAACGCGAATGTGGAGATGCACAGGATCGAGATGTGCCCCGATTGCGTGCTCATCACAGCCAACGGCGAGCCCGGCGGCGACCCGGCGGATTTCGACCTGGACCGTTGGTCGGCCGGGGTTGAGAATTTGTGGCCGCACGCGGACGGCTGGTCGTTCGGCAATGGCTGGTCGGACCCGGACGCGGAGCCGTGGTTTTCCTGGAGCCCGTGCGAGGGTTGCGGGTCAACACTCGGCGGGGATCGCGAGTACGGGTACGTGGGAAGGCCCGCATCAAGATCAACTTCTCCGGAGTGATCCTGGGAAGGCCATCGACCAAGATCAACTTCACTATCAAGATCATCTTCTCTAGGTGGGTCCACGGGGATCACCTATCAAGATCATTCGCGAGTTGGAGAAGGGCACATCATGATCAGCACGACCGCTTGCGGCTACTGCGGGCTACCCGCCGAGGAAGCCGAGACACCGTTGGGCATCGCGTGGGTTCACGGCGAAGGCACCCCGGATGTCCCGGCCGTCACGTCGCCGGGCGACTTTGTCACCGGGAACCACCGACCAGGCACCAGGATCAACCCGGTCGACCTGGTGGACGACGACGACGAGACGCCTTCATGATCGTTTACCGACCGCTCAACGTTCCGCGTTGAGCGCGCGGGCCGCGCAAGCTCAGTGATGGAGAGAGCACCGATCCCGCGCCTATCGGGCCAGTGTTCGGCGACCGCAGGTTCGAATCCTGCCCGGCCCACGCATCAAACGGCACCAAGATCAACTACCCAGCCGGAAGCAGGGAGCGTCGGGCATGTCGCAGGTGACATACCTAGTCAAGATCAACGTGGATAGCGCCGCGTGGGCCACCGAATACGGCCATGCGGACATCTTCGACGCGGCGCTCGACGCCGCACAGCACGTGACGTCCGCCGAATACGCGCAGGCCATGATCGACGCCGTCAAGGCGTTGGGCGCGAGCGGCCTGTACCAGGTCGACGCGGCGGTGATCGACACCACCACCGATGACGTCCCGTTCACCCCGCTGGAAAACCCGCCCGTGAATCGGTGACCACCCCGTCAGGATCAAGTGCAGAAGCAGGGAGCAAGGCGACCATGGATACAACCCAACTCAAGATCATCCGCAGCGTTGAGCGGATCGGCCGGAACACGGCCAACGGAAACCCGGTCTACCGGGTGTCCTTCACCGACGGCACGGAAGGCACGACGGTCGCGGACGGCTCGATCGGTTTCATGATCGACAATTCCGACCTGCGTGATGTTCCGGTCTGGATCTCCACGCGGGACAACAAGATCGCCGCCGCCCAGCGCGCCACCTGCGGCTACGCCGCCGCCCACCGGGGCAGGCCCGCCGCCGCCATCATCGACTGCGGCCCGATCGTCGGTCTGGTGGCGGCATGTGCGGCATGCGCGGACCTGTACGCAAGTCTTATCCGGTGCCGCTACTGCCTGGCGAACATCGGGCCGGAACGCGGCGTCTACGTCGACCGTCACCACTCGTCCACGTGCGAGCAATCGCCGACGAAACACCACCGGCCCACGGTCGACGCGGAAGCGAGCGCGTGACGCGGTATACGCACCAAGATCAAGATCGTCAGCACAACCACGCAAAGGAATACGCACCATGATCGATAGCCAGCCCGACCCCGGTTTCCCAACCAGCGCGTCAACCACTCCCGACGTCCCCGAGGTCGCCCGCAACAGGTGGGCTTTCCGGGAGAATTTCGCCCGTGGGAAGCAGCGGTACCAGACGCTGCACCCGCCGCAGTACGAGGCGCGTAAGGCCGCGTTGGAGGCCAAGTGGGCGGAGCGGGACGCGCGCACAGCGCAGATGCGGGAAGACTTCCGGGTCAAGCGCGGCGGGGCCGCCACGACGCCGGAGCAGGTTGCCGCCGACGCGGCCCGTGCCGGCATGTCGGTGGTCGACTACGCGGCGGCACAGGCCGTCCTGACGGGCGGGCAGGCCGGTGCGGCGGCGGTGCAGCAGTTCAAAACCGTCACGTCCGGTGGGGTGAAGCACGGGCTGCACGCGACGTTGACCGTGTTCACCTGCGGGCTGTGGGCTCCGGTCTGGTTGCTGGCAACGATATTCGCCAACAAGAAGATCAAAACGACGGTCCCGAGGTAGGTGCGGACGATGGGCGTGAAACCTCTCAACTTCCCGCCGGGCCACACGTGGGCGACGGTGCGGGTGGAGCACGTCATCTCGATCACCGATGTGGTCCTGGCGCTCGCTACGGTGGCGATCCGTCGTGGCGAGATGCCCGACAAGCTCACCAGGGCGCAGGTGTCGTTGATCGTGCGGGACAAGTTGTACGACGACGGCGCGGACTGGGCGCAGGAAGACCTGTGGGATGAGCTGCCGGAGGAGCAGGCCGGGCAGGTACGCGCGTGGGCGTTTGCACACGTGTCGCGGTTGTGGCCGGAAGCGGCCAAAGGTGTCATGGGATGGATGACCGGCGCCGTCTAGCTAGCTTGCGCCAACCGCTAGCAAGATGCGATACTTGACCGACCAGCGCGGCACCCCCGCCGCACGGCAAATGCAGGGAGCACAACGGAAATGACGACATCCACGACCGTCCTGGCAATGGACGAGTACAACGCGTTGACCTTGAGCGCCATGGCCGATTGTTTCAGCCCGGAGGGTCCCGGGTCGGCGGGCGATGCGTTTCTCCTGCGGGTGCGCAACGCGGTGTCCGGTGCGATCAGGGAAGGGCGCATCTGCCTGGATGGCACCGAGCGCAACGACGACGGCGAGAAGCGCATCGACGTGGTGTCCACGATCTGCGACGGAACACCGAGCGTGTACACCCCGACGCGGTGGGCCGAGTTCGTCGACCTGCGCGCATACCAGGAGGACGCGCGCGACGGCGAGTGGCCGGCGGATTTGACCGACGCCGCCGCCGTCGCGTTGATCGTCATCGCTGAGCGGCTGGCCGATGCGCTGATCGATGAGGCGCGCGAGCAGTACGCGGCGGAGCACGAGGGCGACGACGAGGACCAGGACGACGAGGAGACCGGCGAATGACTCTTACCATCACGGGTCCGGAGATGCTGTCTCGATTGGAGGCGATGTTTCCCGATCAACGATTCGAGATCACCGAGGAAGGCGACTACCACCCGATCATGAGCCCGTCGTATGAGCACGCCAGCCTGGCGCTGGAACTTCAGTTCTGGTTGGTGCGGTTCGTTGAGCAGATGAGGGTGCGCCCAACCGGCCATTTCCAAACTCATCTGCACGGCAATCGTGAGCCGGATATCGCGGTGCTCGATGGGCGGGAGGTGCCGAAGGCGTGGGCGCCACCGGCGCAGTTCGTGTCGCTGGTCATCGAGATCAACTCTCCGTCGAATCTGAAAGACGACTGGGAGCTGAAGATGGCCGCATATGCGCATTCAGGTATCCGGCACTACTGGATTGTCGGGCTCGATGAGCGAGTGACGATGCTGACGCTCGCGCACGACCCGACCGGGCAGCCGATCTACGTCCAGGCGCACGGTGAGACGCCGACGGTGGCCGAACTCATCAAGCAAGATCAACTTCCGGTGGGTGTGCTGCTGGACTACCAGGGCGGGAAGTGAATAGGCGAATGGCTGCGAAACGGTTCGGTTGGCGCCCCGAAGCCAATGAGCTGATGGTGGAACGCGGGCCGCGTGTTGATCCGCGAACGTGGGCGATTGCCGTCGCCGACGCGGAAGCCAACGAGTTCGCGATCAGCGGTTGGGTACGCAAGGCGCTGCACGAGTACATGAGCCAGCCGGAGAAGGTGACCCCGCCGCACGCGACGATCGGCCGGGTAGCGCCGGTGGCGGCCCGGTCGCTGCGCACGACGGCATCGGTGTGGACGGAGGTTGCGGCGCGGGCACACCGGGAACGTACGACCGTGTCAGGGGTTGTCGCGGCGGCGATCATGTTCGCCCACGGGCGCCAGGGGGACGACGCCGCCGACACCTCCGAGGTGGCCGAGGTCGCCCCGTGATCGGCCCGTTGGGGTTGCCGGTCGGACTGCCGGCGAAACTGCCCGACATCATGCTCATTCCCTGCCGGCCGGTGGACATCAGCGGCCTGCCGCGCATTGAGGGCATCGACCTGCGGGACGTGGTGACGATCGAACACACCCGCATCCTGTGCGACGAATGCGCCCGGCCGTGCTGGATCGGCCCGCGTCAGCAACGGGTCTGGGAACAGCATCAGGACCGGGCGGTGCGGGCCTGCTACTTCTGCACGTTCAAGATTGCCGACGCGAACCTTGACCCCGGCGAAACGATGGCGCTCTATGACCTCGGTGGGGGTAAGGCGCCGCGACGCGGGGTCTGATACGCAAACACACAGCAGCGCGGCGTCGACTTGTGAAGGCAGAGACGCCGCGCTGCTGTGTGCAGAGGAGGTGGTCCTGAGCATTGGAACCCGCGAAGGCAACCCGCCGAACATTCTACGCCCGGTAGTCACGTCATCCACTAACCGCTATCCTCGGCTTGCGTTGCCCGCAAACCGGAAAGGTCCAGGTCACCATGGTCAAGAAGCTGCGAGGCTGGCAGCCCCTCGTGGAACCGATGGCGGAACGCAGCCCGCGCATCAGCCCCGAGGTGTGGGCAATCGCGCAAGCCTGCGCTGATGCGCAAACGTCCACAATCGCCTCGTGGGTGCGGCAAAGCCTGTTCGCCTACCTCGCCCAGTCGACCCGCATCCCATCCCCGCCGGTGCGCTGCGGTGAACGCCGGATGCCGACCCGTTCGGTACGGGCGTCACGCACGCTGTGGGACAAGGTCGCGGCGCGGGCGCTGCGGGACCGGACCACGATCTCCGGCGTGGTCGGCGCCGCCATCTTGTACGGAAACGCGGTACACGCGCAGCAGCTCGCCGATGCGGCGGGTGTGTCGTGATCCCCGACCCGGCGGCTGTCCTGGTGGCGCTGCGGGAGGTGGAACGGGAGCACCACCGGGGCGGCTGGGACGGGGCACCGGCGGTGCACGCGCTGCGGGCGCGGCGCGGCGCGGTGGCGGCGAGTGTGGCGCTGCCGCTACGCAACGAGGTGCCGCCGGGTGCGGCGCTGGCGGCGGTGGCGGTGTCGATGGTCGACGCCGGCCGGCCGGCGGTGCCGTTGACCGGGGCCACGTTCGCCGGCTGGGCGATAGTGTCGGAAGCCTGGATGGTGGAGGGTCAGGAGCGGCCGAATGTGCGTTCGCTCAAAGACGCGCCGGGCCGCTTCGAGATCCGCTTCGCGATGGCGGCCGACACGACCGGGCAGTTGTACTACGTGCAACGCAAACGCGGCGAGGCTCCGACCGCCCAGATCATCGACGGCGGCGCCAGCGGTGTTGACGGGATGGCCGTCGATGGTCGGCTCGCGGCGGCGTTGCAGCTGATGATCGCCGCGACGGCGCCGTATCTGGATGGTGCGCACGCGGCGCAGTGGCTGGTTGATTTTCGGGATGCGCTGATTTCACGACTGATCGGGGAGTTGGACAACTGATGTCCGGACCGTTTGTGGAAGACCCGCGTTTCGACACCCGGCGTCGGGAGATGGTGAAACTGTTCGGGATGGTGCCCCGCCTGAGCCTGGACCAGATTGACGACGCGGTGCATTCGGCGAATGTGCACACGGCGACTTTCGTTGCGGCGAAACACCTCTACGAGCTGATGAATGATCCGGGGTCGTGGGATCAGGCGGTGCATGCCGAGCAGGAACGATGGCTGGCCTGGATCGAGGAATGCCTCGGGGTGTTTCGGGCGGCGATGGCGGCGCAGATGCTCCGCCAAGATCGGGACCAAGATCAAGATCAGCTCGGGGCGCCAGAATGAACGGATGGCGCGAAAGCTGATCAAGATCATCTACTCGCGGAAGACCGGCCGGCCGTGGATCACCTGTCCCCGCTGCGGCGCGCGCGGCGTCTGCGCTGACGAGATCATCTGCGAAGAAACCCTCTACAAGCGACTCTGGGACATCTGAGCCGGGTTGCCCACCCGCGTGGACGACTGGTAACTGTGCCAGCGTGACAACGTGGATGGACAGCATCAACCTGCTGACCTACGCGCTGTTCATCGCCGGATTTTCGCTGTTCATCACCGGCGCCACCCTGCTGTACTCGATCCGCCGGCACCGCCGCCAGCTGCGCCGTCACCGCGTGGAGTGCTGGGCGTTGAACATGCGGATTTCGTCCATGGAAGCGGAGTACGCGCAGATGCGCCAACGGCCACCGATCATCGTCGTCCCCCGCGTGTTCCCGTCGCGGGTGGTCGTGTCACGGTCGGCGAGCCTGCGGCGCACCTGCGCGCCGTGCCCGGTCTGCGCGGCACCATATGGCTTCCACGACAACGACATCCACCACAAGGTGGAGATCGACCCGTCGCATCTGCTGGAGAAAGGGTGGCATCTGGCGTGAGGGTGATGGTCTGCGGGGACACCCACGGCGACATCGCGCACCTACGGCTGCTGGTCCGCGAATCCCGGCAGCTGCACGCTGATGCGATCTTCGTTGTCGGCGATTTCGGCTTCTGGGAACACCAGCAGGACGGGGTCGAGTTCCTGGACACCCTGGACGTGATGCTGATGCTCGCCGGGACGAAGCTGTACTTCCTGGACGGCAACCACGACAAGACTTCGCTGATCCTGGCGCAGTACGGCCACCAGGTCGACGACGACGGTTTCCACCCGGTGCGGGAGCGGATCTTCTACTCGGCGCGGGGGCACCGTTGGACGTGGCGGGGCTGGCGGTTCATCAGCCTCGGCGGTGCCTACTCGGTCGACAAGGACCAGCGCCTCGGGCTGGAGGCGCACCGGGCGGAGAAGATCCGCCAAGCCAACCGCTACCGCTCCCCGGACCGGCGGCGCAGCCCCGACACCGCCGGGCTGTACTGGTTCCCGGAGGAAGAGATGACCGACGAGGCGTTGGCGAAGATTCTCGTCGACCCGACGCCGGTGGACATCATGCTCACCCACGACATGCCGCGTGGGGCGAATCCGGGGACGCACTTCAAAACACTGGCTGAATGCGCCCCGAATCAGGACCGTATCCAGTTGGCCGCCACTACGCTGCAACCCCGACTGCTCGTTCACGGGCATCTGCACATGCGCTACACCGACCGGGTCCGCATCGGCGACAATGACCGCACGATGCGGGTGGAAGGCTTGTCGTGTAACCCTTCCGGCGCCCGGACCACCCGCTACCGGGCAGATGACTCCTACCTGGTGTTGAAACTGCCGCATGTCGAATCCGGGCATGTGCCGGCGATCATCGCCAACGGGGAGACAAACCCGATCCTGCGCGCGATGGGAAAGGTGTGAGGGCCGGGCGTGAATCGTGGGATTACAGCGACGGACCGGGGGCGATCATGAACACCGGTGACCTGATCGACGACGCGTCCGGCAGCCTGGCCGTGTTCGCGCTGTCGCTGCTGTGGCGCGACACCGAACAGGGCTGCTGCGCGTTGTGCTGCACCGGCTGCCACGCCCTGGCGACGCTGCTCGGGGCCGGCCAGTTGAACCCGCTGCTGCGCCGACACATGCTGCGGCACAACGACTTCGACTGGGCCTGGTGGGGTGACGATGACGGCGTCGATGAGTTGTGGTTGCGTCATGCGATGCGCGACACCGATAACCACCCCAGCCATTCAACGACGGTGGTGACGTCATGATCGAGGAGAACGGGTTGTTCACCTGCTTGACGTGCGCCATGACGTCGCACAATCCGAACGACATCCGGGAACGCTACTGCGGGGCGTGTCACCACTGGTGCGATGACCGCGACGTCCAGGACGCGGTCGCCGGTGTGTACGAGCCGATGTTTCTGGATGTACCGCCGCGTGGTGCCGGTGCCGCGAGTCGGGGTCTGCGGCTGTCGCGCATCATTTTTGCCGGCACCGGCTGGCTGATGCTGTTGGTGTGCTTCATTCAGCTGTTTTTCGGCCGGGTCGATGCGGCGCCGCTGGCGCTGCTCGGCGGCATCCTGGCGACCAGCGTGATCTGCATGGCCGCGTTCGAGGTTGCCTCACGGGTGAAGAAGTCATGACCGAACCCGAGACGCCACGCACCATGCGCGAGGTGTACGACGACCTGCCGGTGGATGAGTGGGAGACGATCCCCGAACTGCCGCCGGGTTGGCGGATCAAGAGGTTGCCGTCACCGGAGCAGACCATGAACATCGAGCCCGACAATGACTGAGCCCGGCAGTGCTCGCGTGGATGTCCTCACCGCGCAGGTGCGAGTGTTGATGGTCGGCAACCAGCAGATCACCACGTCGGTCGCCAAGCAGCTCGACCGCGCACCGCTGGTTGAGGTGTTCGGGCGGATCGATGCCAATGGCTGGTCGGCATGGTTCGGTCTGCTTATCGGCCGGGATGCCGGTGGGGCACTTGCGCTGGAGGCGCCCAACACGTGGCTTGAGCGCATGCACCCCGACCTGCACGCGGCCTGGTTCGACAGGGATCGCTACGCCACCGCGAAGGTGCTTGTAGCATCCGACGCGCTCCGCGAGTTCATCACCGCCAAGTTCCCCCTAATTATCCTTGCGGGCCTGCGGTGACCGGCGACGCCCCGGAGGTCATCTCCGACTTGACGATGACGACCAGGTTCACCGCCGTCGAGCCGCCGCAGGCGCTGTTCTACGAAGACGACACCGCGTTCATGTTCTGGCGGGATGCCTGGTGGATTCGGCTCGCCGGCTTCTGGTTCCAGCCGCACAGCCGACAGCTGGACAAGATGCTCGCCGCGCGCTGGACGCACCTGCATCAACATCTGCCGGGGGAGAAGTCGTGAGCTACGCCCGGCTGCGGCGCCGCTGGATGGGTCATCAGCGGTACCTGTGGCGCATCTCGGAGCTTGACCCGTTCTGCACGATCCCGCCGTCGTACAGCCGGTACATGAATCGGATCTGCCGCAAACTCGGCCTGCAACCTGTTGATCTCGGCCAATATGTTGCCGCCAACAACATAGAAGACCTGCCGATTTTTGGCGCTACCGTGGAGGGTGCGGGCCATGCTGCGGCTACAGCCGACGACCCGCCGGAGCGTCGGTCGTTCCCACATTGGTGATGCGCCCGGCCGGCGCTCCGCCCCATTGGTGAGGTGAACCCCCGTGGATTCCCGGACAGACCCCGATCTCCAGCGGATGACCGTCAACCTGACCCGACGGGCCAGCAAGGCACTGAATCACGCCCTGGAGGTGGAGGGCGGAAACCGCACCGAGGTCGTCAACCGGGCGCTGATTCTGTATGCGTTGTTCTCCGAGGCGCTGGACACCGGCGCGCAGGTCTGTATCCGCCGGCCGGATGGCACGATCGAGGCGCTGCACATCATCTGAATCGGCCGATGTTTGCGATACGGTGTGGGGGCTCCAGTCGATTTGAGACGGTCGGCGAGCACGGCGAACGCGGCCCGCGCCTATCGGGTTACGCTGTTCGCGTCCGGGGCGTCAGACGGGCGGCGAAATCCGAATGGCGCCCCGGAACCCGTGTACATGGTGATGTACATGTACATCGGTGCCGACCGCCCACCGTGGGAGAGTTCCGATGGCGCCACAGTCGTACCCGTTGACCCTGTACCGGGGTGACACGTTCTCGTGGCGATTCGTGTTCTGGAATGACCTGGACCGCACAATCCCGTATGACCTGACCGGGGTCACACCAGCCGCGCAGATCCGGGCTACGTGTCTGCTGATGACGTTGGACTGCACAGTGTTGCTGCCGAACACTGTCGCCGTCGAGCTGCCCGCCGATGCGTGGCCGCTGAGTTGGCCGGCGCTGACCGCAGCCGGTTGGGATCTTCAACTGACCCAACCGGACGGCACGGTGCACACCATGGTCGCCGGCCCGGTGTACGTCACGACCGACGTGACCCGGCTGGTGGGTGCGCCGTGACCGCGCCCGCCGTGATCGACGTCATCGTCGAGGCGTCGCCGATCTACATCGACGTCATCGACCAGTCCGGACCGCCCGGCCCGGTGGGTCCCGCCGGCCCGACGGGGCCGCCCGGTCCCGCTGGCCCGACCGGCGACCCCGGCCCGATCGGGCCGCAGGGACCGCAGGGCGATCCCGGTGCGACCGGTCCGGCGGGTGATCCTGGTCCGACTGGTGCGACCGGCGACCCCGGTCCGCAGGGGCCGATCGGCCCGACCGGCAACACCGGCCCAGCCGGGCCGACCGGACCGGCGGGTGATCCTGGCCCCACGGGTCCAACTGGTACGACTGGTGCCACCGGCGATCCTGGTCCGCAGGGGCCGATCGGACCGACCGGCAGTACCGGCGCGCAGGGGCCAATCGGCAACACCGGCGCGCAGGGGCCGATCGGCGACCCTGGCCCGCAGGGGCCGGCCGGTAACACCGGCGCGACCGGCCCGGCCGGCGCGACTGGCGCGACTGGCGACCCCGGTCCGCAGGGGCCGACCGGACCGACCGGCGACACCGGCCCGCAGGGGCCGATCGGGCTGACTGGTGCCACCGGCGCGACCGGCGACCCCGGCCCGATCGGACCGCAGGGCGACCCCGGTGCGACCGGCCCGGCCGGTGCGACGGGTCCGGCTGGCCCGACCGGCGACCCCGGCCCGCAGGGACCGGCGGGCGCGTGGGACGGGTCGTGGCGGCCCGTCGACCATGCCTTGATCTCCTGGATGTACGACCCGGCGGTGACGTCGAATTTCTCGTCGGCGTTGCAGGGTGCCGGGCAGATTCAGTTGATGCGGCTGCACATCCCGGCGGCAACAAACGTCACCGGGATCACCGTCTACCTCGCCAACGGTGGCGCCGGGCTTGTGGCGGGTCAGTGTTGGGCGGCGCTGTTCGACGCGGCCACCGGGAATCTGATCGGGGTCACCGCCGACCAGGCGACGAACTGGGCGTCGGCCGGCGCGAAACGGATGGATCTGACTGGTGGCCCGTTTGCCCGGCCGGTCGGGGACGTGTACGCCGGGTTGGTGTTCAACGGCACCACCAGTCCGAACGTCACCCGGCAGGCGGCCGGCGCACCGGCGCTGATCAACATCAATTTGGGGACGGGGTCGACGTACCGGTACGGGTTGACCACCGCCACGTACACGACGGCGCCGCCGTCAACGCTGGGTGTGCGGGGTATCGGCTTCCACTCGTTCTGGGCGGCGCTGCACTGAACGTGCGACGCGGCGGCCCCCACCCTCATTGGGGGCCGCCGCGTTTCATAACCAGTCCAACAATCTCCCTGCTGCCAGTCTACTGCCAGTTGCTGCCGGTTTAGCGGGAAAGCCTGGTGACGGTGACGGCGGTGCCGTAGGCGCAGAGTTCCATCCATGTGTCCGACAGGCTGCGGTGGTCGAACCGGACTCCGACGACGGCGTTGGCGCCCAGGCGCTCGGCTTCCCGGCCCATCCGCCGTACGGCGAGCATCCGGGCCTGGACGAGGATGGTGGGGAACTCCCGTTCTTGGCCTACGACAAGGGTTTTGACGCCGTCGAGGAAGCGGTTCAGGGCGCGGGCTTCGACACCGACGACCATGCCGAACATGTCGACGATGAGGTGCGTCGGCGGTTGTTCCAGGGTGCAGATGAGGATCGGGTGCGCCGTTCTGCTGGTCATGCTCGGCCGCCTGTGTTTGCGCCGAAACGGTTTGTCGGCCGCTGACGCCGTCTTACGCTGCGGTGATGAGTGTTCGGGTGCTGGTGCGGGTCCACTGTGACGTGTGCGGCGGCGACGAGCTGATGCCGCAGGCGGGGGCGTCGCCGGAGCGGGCTCGGCTGATCCTGCACGCCGAGGGGTGGCGGGTTTCGTCGACGGGGATCGCCGACATCTGCGGGTCGTGTGTCAGGCTGCGGCAACTGCGTCGCCGTCCTGTGTCGCCGAGGACAGCGCCCGTCGGGCCTTGATCCGTCGGTCGAGTTCCCCGCGTAGTGCTTCCATCCGGGCGACGCGGGCTGCCTCGTCGAGGTGGGTGAGGTCGACACCGTCCACGGTGGACGCGCCACCGGCACGCCGGCGCATCGAGGTCTCTTCCGCCCACGAGGAGCGTTCCAGTTTCGAGGCGACCTCCGCGAGGCGTGACAGCTCCAGTGGGGTGAGGGCGTCGATCGGGATGGTCAGTAGCCGTGCCTCCACGATGGACATGATGGAGCGGCCGAGTCGGGCGTGACGTTCGATCATCTCGGTGCGTTGGTCGGCGGCTTTCGCGGAGAACAGCCGGTGCTGCTCCACATCCCAGGCGCCGGCCCGGTTGATCCACTGCCACTGGGTTGCGATGCGGTGGAAGTGATCCCGTGACTTGTGGGCGCGGTCGGCGGCTTTGGCGATGGTGCGGTCCTGGCCGAGGTCGCGGTAGGTGAGGAAGTGGACGTAGGAGTTTTCACTTTCGCCGGGCATGCGGTCCCACGGCGTGTGGGGTAGAACAATCTCCCCTTCCAGCGTCTCGGCTGGATCGTTCGCGTGTGGATTGCGGGTGACGATCTCGTCAAGGTTGGCCACGGCCCCACTCCAAACGTGAAATTCATGGCACGCCGATGTATGCCCAGGTTAATGCCTACGCAGCACTAACGGTGGCAAGGGTGCGCGGAGATACGGCTTCGTTCGCGATGTGTCAAAGGCGGTTGTACCGCTCGGTAACGTCCGGGGTTTGTGTAAGAGTGGCCGGCATCCGTTCCGCAAATTTCTCCCCCCTCACGATGCCGGAGGTGTCTGCCGTGAAGACCGCCCTACTGTCCCGTGAAGAAATCGCCAGCCGCTACCGGTTGGGCACCAGCCGCACCGCCCTGGCCAACGCGGCGGAGATCAGCCGCACCCGCGTCGACCGGATTCTCACCGAATACGGCCACGACCTGACCCCGGCGTACGTGACGGCCGAAACGCGGCGCAACATCTTGGCGTCCTACGGCGACGGTCTGTCCGCGCCGGAGTGCGCCCGACTGTGGCATGTGGCCCTGGCCACCGTCACCAACCTCGTCTACGAGGCCGGCATCCTGCGCCCGCCGGGGCGTCGTTCCGGCCGCGTGCAGCTGCACCCCGGCGTCGACATCCTCCAGCTGCACGCGCAGGGCGGCGCCCGCGCGGTCAGCGAGGTCGCCTCGGTTTCCCTGTCCACCGCCTACCGGATGCTGCGGGACGCCCGCCGCACAGCCAGGGGCATGCCGTCCGCGTCGAACTGCGACCTGCACAACAGCGCCAGCTGCCTGGACTGCCCATGATCGCCTACGTCGGGTACACCGGGCGGCGCGGCAATTTCGGCCGGACCCACGCCTCCATCGCCACGGCCGCCGTCGCCCTGGCCCACACCCGTGGGGATCTGCTCGCCGCCTGCAATCTGCTGCTCGGCGCGCGCCCGTCGTATCCGCCGCCGCCGATGAAACTGTTCGACCTGGATGCGCATCGGATGCCGATCCTGCCGCTGGACGCCGGGTTGACGATCGCCGCCGACTTCGAGCGGTACTGCCTGGACTTCTACGCGCCCGTCGGGGTGCTCCCCGGTCTGGCGTGGGGGCCGATCGGCTCGCTGAACGTCAAGTTCAGCCTCTCCGACGTCGAGGCGTTGGAGGCGGCGCTGTACCTGCTCGGCGGCCCGGAGCGGCGCTCGATGCACCGGCGGCTGCGCACAGTGCGGCCGGCGACATGAGCACCGTCGCGGTCGCCTGCCGGATCTGCGGCGGGGACCTGGACCCCATCTCGTTCGCCTCCAACCGGGGAGTGCACATCGGTGACACCCCTGAGATGGAGTTGGCCGCCGGTGTCACCGGCGCCGAGGCGATCATCGCCCGGCAGAAAGCCAGCTGCACCGCCGGCATCGAAGCCGCCGCACTGAAGACACTCGGCGCCGTGGAGGTGGTCAACCGCTGGGAGATCTCCGGCACCGTCGTCGGCGAACGGTACCCGTGCCGGTGCGGCGAGTTCGACGCCTGGAACCACGCCCACGACCGTTGCCCCTGCAAGGGTCGTCCCGACGGGGTGTGGATGCCCAAAACGTGCTGCGCGCACATCGACGGCCCACCGCCGCCACCGCCGTCGACCATCGCCGAACTGCGCGACGTGCTCATCGACTTCGAGCTGTCCCGGCCACGCACCATGCAGGTGGAGTTGGGGCCATCCGAGCTGGGCACCCCGTGTGTAGCGCAGATGGCCCGCAAGATAGCGGCGTTTCCGCAGCAGGATCTGACCGAGCCCGCCTGGGCGCCGTTCCAGGGTGTCGCCGTGCACCAGCAGATGGAAGACGTCGTCGCCCACTGGAACAACGCCATCGGCCGGCAGCGGTGGATCGCCGAGGCGGACCTGCACATCAACGAACACATCCACGGCCACGGCGACGCGTTCGACGTCGACCATGACCTGGTTGTCGACTGGAAACACGTCGGCTCGACCGCGTTGACGAAACTGCGCACCGCCCGCCGCGCCGACAAACCGATCGCCGAGCAGGTCTCCCAGGAGTACCGCGTCCAGGCGCACCTGTACGGGCTCGGGCACGAACGTGCCGGGCGCACCGTGCACTGGGTGCGCCTCGTCCTGCTGGCCCGATCGTGGCGGTTCGACGACTCGGATGAGTGGACCGAGGCGTACAGCCCGGAACTCGCCCACTGGGCGCTTGACCGCTACGCCGCCACCGTCGACCTGCTCACCAACCTCGGCATCGACGCCACCCCCGACCTGATCGCCGCTATACCCCGCACGCCGGGGCGCGGCTGCACCTGGTGCCCCTTCCACCGGCCCAACCAACGCAACGACATGTACGGCTGCCCAGGCGACGAGGAAGCCCAGGCAGCCGCTCGCGCCCGAATCTCATCCGGACTGATCGCACCAGGAGTGACCGCATGACCATGCCCACCGCCAACGAACTGTTGATGAGCGCCGGGGAGGGTGGCCGCTCCGCGACGTTCAACACGATCGGCGAGTTCATCTCCGGGGAGATCGTCGCCGAGCCGACCGTCTCCCAGCAGACCGATCCCGCCGACCGCTCCCTGAAGACCTTCCCCAACGGCGACCCGATGTTGCAGGTCGTCTTCCGGTTGCAGACCGCCGAGCGCATCGACGGTGACGATGACGGCATCCGGATGCTGTATGCGAAGAACAAGATGCTGGTCGCCATCAAAGAGGCGATCATTGCCGCCGAATGCAAGGCCGTCGGCGTGGGCGGGCAGCTCACCGTGCAGTTCATCAGCGGTGGTGAGCGATTGAAGACCGGCCTGTTCTCGCCGAAAGAGTACCGGGCACGCTACGTTCCGCCGGCAACACCGGCAAACGCGTTGCTCGGGTTGACTTCCCCGCAGCCCGCAGCGCAGCCAGCGCCGGCACTACCGCCGATGCCGCCGGCACCACAGACGGCGGCGGCGGCGGGGAACGGCACACCCCCGCCGCCGCCCCCCACCACCAACAGCGCCGCGCCGCCGCCGGGCATCCCGGCAGATGTGTGGGCGCGTCTCACCCCGATCCAGCAGCAGGCACTAAGCAATTCGCCGGCAGGTGTGGCGCCGTACTAGAAACGTGATGGCGGCTCGTTGCCGCAGCGGGCCGACACGATGGACCCCAGACGGCGAGTGACTGGACTCCGCGCCGGTTGGAGGGTCGACATCGCTGCGACACCGGCCGCCATCACCACCCCCCGCACGAGGAAACACCCGAGCAAGGCAGGTTGCCAAATGAGCGAGGATGTGTTCAGCGCCGCTGTCGAATGGTTGACTGCGGGTTTCTGTGTCCTTCCAGCCGCCGTTGACGGGTCGAAACGCCCCGGCCTGGCCCAGTGGAAGGTGTGGCAGACGCGGCGCCCTGAACTCGTCGACATTGCCGTGTGGTTCGGCAACGGCCACGGCGGCATGGGGGTGGTCTGCGGGGAAGTCTCCGGCTACCTGGAGATGTCCGAATTTGAGGGCCGCGCCTGTGTCGAAGGTGGCGAGCTGGACCAGGCGGAGCGCCTGGTCGCCGACGCCGGTCTGGGCGAACTGTGGGAGCAGATCTGCCACGGCTACCGGGAGGTCACCCCCACCGGGGGCGTACACCTGTTCTACCGGATCGCGGACGGGCCGGTGCCCGGCAACACGAAGGTCGCCCGCCGCCCCGCCACCGAGGCCGAGCTGGCGGAGAACCCGACCGACCGGATCAAGGTGCTCATCGAGACGCGGGGTGAAGGCGGCTGGGTTGTCACCGCGCCGTCGAATGGCACCACGCATCCGACCGGCCGGCCGTGGCGGGTCGACTACGGCAGCCCGGCGGGCATTGCGACGATCACCTTGGCGCAGCGCGACGCGCTGATGAAGGTGCTGTCCACACTGGACCAGATGCCGGTCGAGGTGATCGGCCCGATCACGCCGGCCGCGCCGCCGGCACAGGTTGGCGGGGAGCTGCGCGCCGGGGACGATTTCGAAGCCCGCACCTCGTGGGAGGAGATCCTGGTCCCGCACGGCTGGACCCAGCTGCACACCGACGCCACCGGCACCACGTACTGGCTGCGTCCCGGCAAAACCGACCGGCGCTCGAAGTCGGCGTCGACCGGCAACGCCGGGGACCGGGACCGGCTGTACGTCTTCTCATCCTCCACGGTGTTCGAGCCGGAGAAGCCGTACACGAAGTTCGGCGCCTACGCGCTGCTGGAACACGGCGGCGATCACGGTGCTGCGGCGAAGACGTTACGGGGGCAGGGTTTCGGGGATGACACATCGCAGCAGGCACTGATCGCCGCCGTCGTGTCACCGGCGTCGCTCGACGCCGCGCTCCGCACCGCCCCGGCGCTGTCTGCGACGGCGGGGATGCCGGAAAATCCCACCGAGAAGCAGATCGCCCGGTACGTGGCGCAGACGTACGGTTCCGTGCTGCAACTACGCCCCGACTCCGGGGCGGGTGAGGGGTGGCACGCCTGGAATGGGATGACGTGGGAGCCCCAACACCGCCATGGTCTCCAGCACGTCTATGCGGACCTGGCGCTGGGGGCGATACCGAATCCGAAGGGTTTAGTGAAGTGGGGTTCGCACGCAACGGGAATGGCGGTGGAACAGGAGATGCGCAACCTCCCGGCACTACAACACTCCAAAGAGGACTGGGACGTCGATGCGCACCTACTCAACACGCCCGGTGGGATCGTGGATCTACGTACCGGCGCCATCTCGCCGCACGATCCGGCACGTTACTGCACCCGGATCACCGCCTACGCTCCCGACCCCCTGGCGCGAGCCCCGCGTTTTGTTCAGTTTCTGACCGAAACTTTTCTGGGCGATGCAGAGTTACTGACCTACGTGCACCGCCTTTTTGGATACAGCTTGTTCGGACACAACGATGAACATGTCATCCCGCTGTGTCATGGCGTCGGGCGCAACGGAAAATCGTTGCTGCTCAACACCATCCTGCACATCGTCGGAACCTACGGGGTGAAGGCGAACAGCGAATGGTTCATGTACCGCCGAAACGGCGCCCACGATTCCGAGGCGGTCACCCTGGAAGGTGCGCGGTTCGTCTTCACCTCCGAGATCAACGACACGTCCACATTGGACGAAGCGCGGCTCAAGGAGTACACCGGCGGGGAGAAGGTCACTGCCCGGCGGATGTACAGCTCCACCCAGTACGCCTTCATGCCCCGGTGCACCATCTGGATGCTCGCCAACCAGCGCCCCACCGCGAGGCAGGGCGGGGAGTCGCTGTTCCGGCGGATGCGGGAAATCCCGTTCAAGTACCTCGTGCCCGAGTCCAGTGTGGACATCGGTCTCGGGAGCCTGTTCCAGACCCCCGAGTACGGGGCGGCGATCACGTCCTGGCTGATCGCCGGTGCGGTCGACTACACCCGACACGGGCTGACGATCCCCGAGGGCGTGAAGGCGGCGACCGCCGAGTACGCGGCGGAGTCCGGCGGCGCCGTGGGCATGTTCCTGGACGAGCGTTGCCGCCTCGGCGGCGGCGACATGGCGACGATGGACAAGAGCGTCCTGCACAACGTCTACCTGGGCTGGTGCAACGAGCAGGGCATCGACCCGCTCAGCAAGATTATGTTCAGTAAGGCGTTAAAGTCGGCCGGCGTCGGGGACGGCCGGTCGATGACGGCGCGGCGGTACACGAACATCACCCTGCTCAACCTCGGTGACGGTGATGGCGAAGAGGGCTGAGTCGAAGGTTGAGACGCACGTCGGTTCCCGACACCTGATCACCACCGAGGCGAAGGTGGCCAGATGCCGCGTCTGCGGGGAGCTGGTGCTGCGCGGGTACTCCGACGGCATCCCGACGACGGTGGGGATCGCGCCGGTCCGCGACGAGTCGGCGGCGCGGGCCGCCGGCCTGTGGACGTACAACCTGTGGCGTGGACGCTTGAACTACCGGGAATCCTGGACGCGGGAGGGCGGTGGTGACTACGGGCCGATCCTCGCCGACCACCGGCACGGCTGATTGCCGCAGCAGAAGTTGACTGGGCAAGTATTTGAGGTTTGGCGCATGAAATCGCCATCTGGGGGTTGTGAGAGTTGTGAGGTCTGTGAATACTCCCGGTAACGCAGATTTCGCCATCTGTGAAGGAGATAGGACATGTGTACTACGGTCGCTAGCTGGCGGTATAGCGAATGACTAATTGCGTACGGTGTTTTACACCGACCGAGGCATGTAAGACGTTGACGCTCCACCTAGGGGTCCAGGGCTTTCGGCTCGACCTATGCGTCAAGCACGCCGACCTGTTCGAGATTGAGATCTCAGCCTGGACCCGCGTGGCCGTTGAGCTGCCCGTTTCCGCCGCCGAGCCGGTCTCCGCACCCCCTGCGCATGTTGCACCACGAACGTTGCGCAGTGTCCCTAGGCAGGTCGGTGTTGTCGACGAACCGCTGCCGGTGCCGGCGGTTTCGCAGCGCCAGGCCCTGGCCGCGATCCGCGAGCGGGAGCGTCTACGCGCAGCTCAGGAGGCGTTGCCGCCGCCGCAGCGGACGGTCCAGCTGACCGGGCGGGTGAACAACACCGCGATTCCGGCCGCCTTTAGTGATGCGCAAACGGCGTCGGAGAATGGGTGGCGCTTCACCGATCACGCAATTGAGCGTGCCCAGATGCGTAACATCCCGTTGGTCCTAGCGATGCAGGCGGTGTTGCGCCCGACGTGGACGCGCACCGCGAAGAACGGGGCCGCCTGGTACTACGGCAACGGAATGAGGGTCTGCGTCAACGAACGTGAGCACACCATCATCACCGTCTGCCGCCCCAACGAAGATGATCCACACGTGTTTACCCACGCCTATCGCCGAGAGGTCGCAGCTTCATGAGCACCGCCACCAAGCCCCTGTCCGGGCGCCGCATGCGCAACGACGAATACAAGACTATCTATGCCGATCTGGAGAAGTGGCTGATCAGCTGGGGCGTCAGCTACGCCTTCCAGCAGATTTCCGTCGAGCGGATCGACCTGGCCCGGTCGATGAAGAACCAGGCCCGCATCGGTGAGCCGATCGACCGTGAAGTGGTCGAGCGGTACACCAACGCGATGGCCGACGGCGACGAGTTCCCCCCGGTCGTGGTGCACCGCACCCGCGAGGGGTACATCGTCATCGACGGTAACCACCGCGCCCACGCGGCGATCGGCGCCCGCCTGGACCAGCTTCCCGCGTTCGTCATCGAAGACGCCACCGCAATGGCGATCACCGGCATGACGTTCGAGGCCAACGTGCGGCACGGGAAGAACGTCACCGAAACCGAACGCATCCACCATGCACTGTGGATGGTCGACAACGGCATGTCCCTACAGGAAGCCGGCCGCCGGCTCGCCCTGCCGGCCGCCGCGCTGCGCCGGGCACGCCAGGAGATCGAAGCGAACCGCAGAGCAGACGCGGCCGGTGTCGACCGCCGGCAGTGGGACGCGATTCCCCCGACGGCGCGGGTGCGGCTGTGCAACGTCTCCACCGATGAGGGTTTCCTGGCGTTGACGAAACTCACCGTCGAGGCGGCGCTGGGCGTCACCGTCCTGTTCAACGTCGTATCCCAGATGAACGATTCGAAGTCGGCGTCCAAGCAGGTCGCGATCGTCGCGCAGCTGCGCGAGGAGTACGCCGACCGGATCGCCGCGAACCGGGTCGGCGGCGCCGACAACATCAAAGGCATACGCTCCCGTGCGCCGAAAGCGTCGTGGTCCTCGGCGTTGGGCTTCGCGGCGGCGGTACCCCCGATCCGCTCCGTCATCGAATCGACGTCCCCGTCGGAGCGTGAAGAGATGCTGGCGAAGGTTCAGAAGACGATCGCGATGCTCACCGAGGCCGCGAGCGAGTTGGAGGCCGCGCGATGAATGAAAGCGCCAGCGACTTCACTGTTCGCGGTGCGATCCGGGAAGCCCTCAAAGATGGGGAATGGCACAACACCGTCGACATCCACGCCCGCGTCACGCGCCGGGTTCCGCCGGGGATCGCCGTGCGGTGGGCGGAGAAATCGCACATGCGGCCGAAGGCGAAGTTGAGCACTGAGCAGATGATTCTGTTCGGGCAACGCAAGATGACCTCGGTCGCGATGCTCAGCGCGCGCACCAACCAGGTGGTGGAGACGGACCCGCCGTACGGGAATCTGCTGACCCCCGGCGGAAGAATCCGGCTGCTACCCACCATCGACCTCACCGGGACGATGACCATCCACGAGGTGGCGCTTGCGTTGGGTTACTTCGACTCCACCGTGTACAAGGCGGTCGAGGCCGCCGGCCTGGGGCGGGTGACGACGCCGATCGGGGTGCGGGTCTACCGCAAAGACCTCAACGCGATTGCCACCCAGGTCGCCAGCAACATCCACCTCCACGGCACCATGCGGTGGGCGCGTTACGACGCCGACTTCGACGGTCTGTGGAACCGCAACGAGAAGCACTGGGAACTCATCGACGGCAACCCGGTGCTCCGCAAAGCCGAACCACGCCGTCGCCCGGAGGGCGATTGATGGACGCGGGACAGTCCCACGACCTGTCCCCCACCGCCGTCGATGAGATCAGTGGATGGTGCGTGGAGGCGATGCGTGACGCCCACCGCCACATGGCCGATGCCGAATCGGCCTTCACCCCGGCGCAACTCGCCTCCGGCACGGTGTCGCTGGTCTTCGACACCACCCCCCTGCTGGCCGAGCTGATCGGAAAGATTACCGACAGCCACCAGCTGGCGGGGATGGAGGTGGCGGCGAGTTTCTACGCCTACATGGCCGGCAAATTCGCCGACGCCGCCGCCGGCCTGCCGCTGCTGGACGGCCAGCAGAACCGCCGGGTCACCCTGATCTTCGAAGACGAAAACGGCGAAACCGTTGGCGCCGACGAAGTTGACCTGACGCCTCGGCTGGTCGGCCAGTTTTTCGCCGCAATCGCCGCCCGCGACAGCGGAACCGCCCACGCGCTGTGGCTGGCCTGCATCGAGCAGGGACCGCAGGAGACCCTGGAATTTCTCGGCGAACTGTTCGTCTTCGCCCTGCGCACGCAGCAGCATCTGCGGCACCTGCGGAAGCCTCGGGGCGAGCCCGGCGCCAACTGAACGGGCGGGGCGGGGAGCCCAGCACACCTCCGGCACCACACCCCCGCCCCGCCACCTCCCCATCATGTAGGAGCCCCCGATGACCACATCCCCGCGCCTGCGGTGTCCCTGCCAGCACCCCGCCGGGGTGGACCCGGACACCGGCCGCTGCGACTGCGGACACGCTCCGGTCGCGCATCGCCGCAACGGACCCTGCGAAGTGCTGATCAGCCTGGACGACATCTACGCCCAGGTCCCCGACGTCGGCTGTCGCGGGAAATGCCAGAAGTCCTGCAACAACATCGCCATGTCCGGCGTTGAACGCGCCCAGGTCGCCGCCGCCGGCTACACCATCCCGGCCCCGATTCCGATCGCCCTGCGCAGCACCGGCAACCAGATCGGCGGGCCGTGCCCGGCGTTGACGATATTCGGCACCTGCGCCGTCTATTCGGTGCGTCCCGGCGTGTGCCGTCTCTGGGGTGCCGTTGAATCGTTGCGCTGTTGGTACGGCTGCCAACCGGAAGGCGGTTTCATGTCGGAGGCGCGGGGAATGGCGGTGTTGGAACAGCTCAACGCATTCGACGCCGGCCGACCCATCACCCCGAACGACGCCTACGCGATGTTCGCCCTGATCGATACACCGGCGGTACGGCCGCATTGGATGGCGATGCAGGCCACCATGAGCAATCCGCATTCGGCGACGCTGCGCGCGGATGCCCAGGAACAGTTCACCGAGGCGTTGACCCGTGCGCGCCGTAGGCAGGCGCGACAGCGGAGTACACCGTGACCGGCGACGACGAGATGCGGCGGCACCCGATCGGCGGCGATCCCGCCGCATACGCCAAAGCGTTGGGCCGAATCATGGAGGAAACCCCGGAGCTGAACAGGTGGCTGATGGTCGCCGGATTGTGGCCCGGACCCATTGTCGCCGTGGTGATCCTGTCCCTGGTCGGGATTCTCGGCTCAGGGGCAACGCTGGTGGGGCTCTGCTGCACCTGCGCCGGGCTCATCTTCTGCACCATTGTCGCCGACCGGAAAGCCCGCCGACTGGCGGATCTGCACTATGAGGCGCTGATGGCGATGCCCATGGAACGGCAGGACGACACCGATGAATAGCGACACCCGCCAGGCGATGGACGCCCTCGCCCACTACATCCTGACCGCCGCCGTCGAAGAAGACTGGGACAAGGTCCGGGACCTGTCAAACACCATTGTCGCGGCGATGCGTCGGATGCCCGAATACGACCCCGGCGACATCATCTTGAGCTGGGTCGACGAAACCGCGAGGGTCATGCGATGGGAGCGGGAACTGTTCGCCGACATCGACGGGATCATCTTCGCCAGCGCTATCGACGGCCGGGACCTGGACGCCGATAACGAAGTGGCCGCACCGCAACGCTGGGCGGCCCGGATTGTTTTCGCCCGACTCACCCGCAACTTCGACAACTTCGCCGCGCTGCTCTCCGTGCTGCACGACCCGGAGAAGGGCAAATGGATCGACTGCCTGTTGTCGCTGCTGGCATCGACGATCCGGGACGGGATTCCCGGAGTGTTCGTCCTGCTCGACTGAACCAGGGTAGGGTGCCAGCATTTATCGGCGGCGGAAGGGGTTGCGCGGTGAACGCCGCATACGGGTATGACGGCCACGACAACCTCGTCCCCACCGAGGCCGCGATCATCGACGAACTCGCCTGCCGGGTACTTCTCGGCGAACCGCTCGCCGCGATAGCCGGCGACCTCAACCGGCGGGGCGTCACCACGAAACTGGGCCGCAAATGGAGCGGCCCCACGATCCGGCTACTGCTGACCAACCCGCGTATCGCCGGGACCACCGAGGGCGCCAACCCCCGGAAGGTCCCGGCGATCATTTCAACGGAGACCCGGACGCGACTCATGGCGCTTTTCGCCGACCCAACGCGCCGCGCCAACACCGGCAGTCAGGGAATCCGACACATGCTCACCGGCGGGGTGCTGCGGTGTTCGCTGTGCGGCACGGTGATGGTCTCCAAACTGGGCGCGGGCATGAAGTACAAGTGCGATACGAAAGCGCCCCGGCACGGCTGTGGACGCATCGTTGTCGCCGCCGCGAACCTGGAACTGGAGATCGCCGCGCAGATGCTCGCCAGGCTCACCCTGCCCGGCAGTCAGGAAGCCATTCTGAGCGCCCTGGCAGCTCGCCCAGAGGTGCCGTGCGCCGCCACGATGATTCGCTACTTCAAAGACTCTGACAGCCTCTCAGCGGGCCGCCTGGGGGCCTGGTGGGGTACCACCGATGTCGCCACCCGCCGGGCGCTGGTCGGGCTTCTCATTGAACGTGTCATCGTCTCCCCGGCGGTCAGCCTGGGCCGGCAGCAGCCGTCGCTGATCCGGGACCGGATCACCATTGCGTGGAGGTGAAACAAACCCCGCACCGGCAGGGAGCGCAGTGCGGGGTTTGGGTACGGGGCGTCAAAGTTAGACCCCTCTAACTAACGCGCACCCGCAGCGGACGCCACACGCACCCCCGCGTCGGCGCCCACACCAGATTCTACGATCTGGGCCAGGAATGCCTCCAGCGCCTCATCGGGCAACCGCCACTGGGAACCGCACTTCACCCCACCGGGGATCTCCCCGGTCCGCAGCTTCCGCGCCACGGTGACCGGCTGATATCCGATGAGGGCACCCACCCGAGAAGTCGACAGCAGCATTCCAACCTCCACATCGTGCACTTTTCACGAACCGGACATCCGGGCCGTTTCTGAACGAAACGTGACTGTAACGGAAGTTCACGGGTTGTGACAAGCTAACTACTGCCCGTGAGTGGATGTTGGCACGACACGACGACCGCGATCGATCCGAACGGAGATCCGGGGATCGGGGCCGTGCAGGCGAACGGGGTGTTGACATCCTCCGTGTTGACGAAGTGTTGCCTGCCAACTAGTGTCAACATGCAGCGGACATAAGGGCCGCAAAACGACACGACAAGAGTACCAAAAGGTACGTACTGAAGTACCTAAAACAACACTAGAACAGCATAAATGCAGGTCAAAGGGTTGGAACTATACGCATTCAATCCCAGTATCGCCCACCGCTTTGACCTGCGGAAACGCGAAAATGGACGACAAGCTGCCAACACTGTTGTCAACACCGTCACTGGCAGGTAGTGCAGCTCGTTGATCCCTGACGCCGGATGCAGGGAGAACAAAATGGCAAGTATCGTGCGCCGATTCAACCCGATCGCCTTCCGCGTCGTGTGGCGCGAGAAGGGTCTGCCGGGGCAGCAGGGACGGACGTTCCACACCCTGCCGGAGGCGAACCTGTTCCTCAAACTCGTTCAGGGCGAGGGGCGCGGCAACGACCGGATGCCCCCCGACGAGGTGCTGCGCCGCTACGGCCTACTGCCCACCGGGTCGGGCGTGAAGGTGGAGCACGAGCAGCGGGGCGACCAGGTGACTGTCGTTGAGGCGGTTCGCCGCTACGTGGACGAATACCTTGCCGGCAAGCCCGAGCGGACCCGGCCGGCGGAGCGCACCCTCAAGGAGTACCGCTCGCTGTACCGCAACTACATCCTGGATTCGGTGCTGGGCCAGTTCGATGTGGCGAATGTCGATGGCGAGCAGATCGAGCAGTGGGCCACCGAACAGTCCGGTCGGCAGCGCCGGGATCGGCGGGTCGACGAATCGGGTGCGCCGGTCCTGCTCTCCGCCGTCTCCATCAACAAGGCGATGACACTGCTCTCCGCCATGTTCAAGTGGGCAATGATGGGCATCTCCGGTCCGCGCGGGACGGATGGGCGTCGGATTCCGCTGCGGCGAATGGGTGGCAACCCGACGCTGGAGGTGGAGCGCGTCAAGGTGCACAAGAACGAGGAAGACGAGAAGGCGGTGCTGTTCAACATCGCCGAATACGAGGCTTTCCTGCGGGCCATCTACGTGGTCGATCCGACGTGGGCGGACATGGTGGCGGTGACCATGTTCACCGGAAGCCGGTTCGGTGAAATCACCGCACTGCGGGTGGAGCAGGTCGATTTCGACCTGGAGGTAATCAACTTCGACCGCCGTATCTCGGCGGGCAAAGAAGAAGGCGGTACGAAAGGTTCCAAGCGCGCCCCGGAAACTTGGATCAAGCGCCGCGTCCGTGTCCCCCAGGCGGTGATGACGCTGCTGCGGGCTCGCTGCTTCACGGCGAATGGCCGCCGTAAGCCGGGAACCGATTTCGTGTTCGACGGACCGGAGTTTTCGACGAACAAGCGGTGGTCGCCGGCATCGGACAACGACCGTTGGGTACGCCTGGAACCGATACTCGACCTGTTCGAGTTGAACCGGCACTTCCGCCACCACAACATGCGGCACAGCTACGTGACGTTCCTCCAGGATCACGGCATCCCCGAAGTGATGGTCGGATTCGCGGTCGGCCACCGGGGCAAGTCGATGTCGGTGACGGGTCGGATTTACACCCACGTCACGCCAGAAATGTGGACGAAGATTGTCAACATCTGGACTCCAGTCACCCGAGAGTTGTTGCAGATTCGGGAAAAGGGCTACGCCGCGCTTTTTGAGCGCCGCCTGCTGAGTGTGGCGTCGTAGACTGGGCGCACCCTTTCCGGCGGGTAGAGACCCGAGCGCATTTCGCAGATGCGCTCGGGTCTTTCCGTATACGGGTCGCGCCCGTCACCGGGGCGTCGTAGCCTCGTTGGGCTTCCACGGAAAGGGGTCAGTAGTGACGAAGCTCAATCAGATGATCGCCATCGGCAAGGGTGTCCGGACCGGGGCGCAGACGAAGTTCACCAAGGCGTACCACGAATTGCAGAAGACCAGCCCGATGTCCGGCATCGCCCGGACGTACCAGCCGAAGGACGATGAGGGCGATGCGCTTCCGCCGGAGTCGACGCGGGTGCAGTTCACCGCCCGCGACGTGCTCCACGATGTGGGCAAGGATCTGTCGCGGATGTTCGACGTGCAGATGACCCTGGACGTCGCCAACACCGAGGCGCGGGCCGACGTCGAGATCGACGGGGAGACGCTGATCCACGACGTGCCGGTGTCGTTCCTGCTGTTCCTGGAAAAGCAGCTCATCGACATTCAGACGCTGGTGGCGAAACTGCCGGTTCTGGACCCGGCGACGGCCTGGACGTTCTCGGCGACGGCGGGCAATTACGCCTCGGAGCCGGTGCAGACAACCCGGACGCAGAAGGTGCCGCGTAACCACCTGGTGGCCGCCGCGACGGAGAAGCACGCCGCGCAGGTGCAGGTGTACCACGAGGACATTATCGTCGGGACGTGGACGACGACGCGATTCTCTGGGGCGCTGCCGGCGACCGAGGTGCGCGCGATGTCGGAGCGGGTGACGAAGTTGCGCGAGGCGGTGAAGATGGCGCGGGAGAAGGCCAACTCCATCGACGTCGCGGACTGGACACCGGGTCCGGCGATTCTGACCTACCTGTTCGGGTAGGTCACACAGACTCCCCCGCCTCATAGCGGGCGGGGGGCGCGGTCAGGGGCCGCGAAGCTCAAGCTGACATGGCATCAAGATGATGGGCACGCCCCTAAGCGGATGTGCATCGCGGGGCGGTTTCCCGTCAGATTCCTCTTATCGCTCAAGCTGAAAAGTTCGGAAATCCGCCAGATCGACCGGCCGTAGACAACATCGCCGAGATTCGAGTTCAAATCTCGACTGAGCCTCCAAACATGGCTCGGTAGCTTAATGGCAGAGCGCGACGATTGATGAGATCTGATCCACGGTCTTAAATGTTCGCTGGTGGAAGTTATGACATACCGAGCGCCCGACAAGGTCTGGACTTGTAATCCACTCACCTATCAATGGGTTCACCTACAGACGCCCGCCGGCTGGACATGCCGGCGGGCGTCGCCACGTCCGGGGGACGATATGGCGATGGAGCATGTGCAGGAGTTCGACGGCCTGGTCGGCAACTGGGACGGCAAGCTGTGGTCGGCGCGCGTGGACGGGCTTCCCGACGGGATGGTGGTCCGGTCGCAGGGGCACACCCTGGATGAGGCTGCCGCCAGGGCTACCGACGCGGTCGCCCTGGCGCTCGACGTGCCCATCGCCATGGTGCGGGTCACCCTGACGATCGCCGACTGGCAGGAGAGTGGCGGGTGGCGGCGGCGGCCGGGGCGTCACGCACGTCGGTGAGTGCGCTTTGCTCCCGAGTGGGGAGCATGTTAGGAGAATCGGCCCTCACGTTAGGAGAATCGGCCCTCACGTTAGGAGCATTCGCGTTCTGCTGATGGTGAACAAACGGGCAAATAAATGGTAACTGGG